ATTTTCAATAATTTTATTTTTAACTACTACCTTTGTTTTTTGTTGATTTTTAAACGTTTTTCAGAAATTAAAATATCAAATTGTACCAATTATGTACCAATTATACCACTTTTAGAGCTTGTTCAACCATGCTCATCTCTTTCTTTTTCTGGTCTTCTGTAGCATGAACATATATGTTCATTGTGGTTACTATATTGGAATGTCCAAGTATCATCTGCAACGTCTTTGCTATCATTCCAGCCTCAGCACATCGTGTCGCAAATGTATGCCGCAAAAGATGCATTGATATTCTTTGAAAACCATTCTTTCTGCATATAGTATAAAGCTCTATATCTAATTCTGTATTATTCGCAGGCCTTCCATCATCTCTTAGAAAAACAGTGTCTTTCCACATCAAATCCACTATTTTCAAATCCTGATCTTTTTTCTTCTGCTTTTTAAGAATTTCTATCGCCTCATCTGTAAGCGGAATTGTTCTTTTTCCGTTCCTGCTCTTTGGGTCTCCAATTCTCCACTCTTTCAGTTTATACTTATATCTACAAGTCCTTTTTACGTTAATGGTTTTCTTATCGAAATCAACATCTTTCCATTCAAGCCCTATTATTTCTCCTGCTCTCAATCCTGTTTGTAAAGCGAATCTGTATTGGTACTCATATTTATTTCCAAAAACTGCTTCAAGAAGTTCTTTCTGTTGTTTTATAGAAAGCGCATCTTTTTCCTTTGATTTCTCACCTATATCAAATTTAACAGATTTATTGCATGGATTTTTTTGCAATACATCATTTTGATATGCATAATCAAGCATATTGTGCAGTGTGGCCTTTGCCTGTTTTATCGTACTTGTTTTATATCCTTCATCAACCATCTTGTTCAACACCCTTTGACAATCCATTGTTGTTACATCTTTAATTATTTTGTTTCCTATTGCAGGTTCAATATTCATTCTGTAACGGTCTTTGTAATTGTCTAACGTGTTCAGTCTTACTGTTTTTTCTTTGACAGCTATCCAGTATTTATACCACTCGGAAACAAGCATATTTACCGGAAAATCTATATTGGAATGCGATTCTAAATACTGAGAAACCGCAACCCAGTTCCTGCACTCTTGCAACTTTCTAAAAATTTTTTGAACTCTCTTCCCGTTTCTTGTTGTATACCGCCCAATATAGTATCCATCTTTTCTCTGACTGATATTAGATCCAAGTTCTTTTCCCTTCAAGTCTTTTCCCACGTTTCGCCTCTCCTTTCTTTATGAGAAAAGCCTTATGCAATATTAAATATTATCACACAAGGCTTCAAAAGTCTACAATTCCACATTCTCAGAAATGTATTTCTCAAATTCTTTTCTTTTAATCAACCTCTTTTTCCCGACAAAAATTACAAAATTGCATCGAGGATCATTGGAAATATCCCTTATTTTATTGATTCCTATGTTGCTGTACTCAGCAGCTTCTTCTAAAGTAAGTGTCACTTTTTCCCATATTGGAACTTTTACGCTCATTTTATTATCTCCTACCTTTTCTTTGATTGAATGAATCCTACGGCATAGTGTAGATTTTGGAAGAAATGTTTCTAAACATATTTGATCAAGGCTCTTTCCGCGACAGAGCATATGGAAAATCACTTCTTCCTCTTCTGTAAAATTGGTTTTTTTAATTATAAGATCAACTTCCGGCTTACTTAGTCTGCTGAAGTTCGACCTCATAAGCCCTCCTGTTTCTGTGTAAAATCATGTCTTTTTCAAGGCAGATTCCACACTTTTTTCTTCCTGGAACTACTTTTAGTTTTCCGCATCTGGTGCATATACCATTCGACACTCTTTCTGCATATAATTTTTTTTGCGTCTCACGAAAACGGTTTCTGTACTTTTCTTTCTGCTGATCGGTTGGTGGATTTTTTATGCCATACTCCCAGTGATACTCTCTGCATAATATGCATTGTTTCTCGTCTCCATACAACTTTTCTTTATGGCAGACCGGACAAATTCCGTTTTCCTTACAAAATTTTTTTGTTTCACTGCGATATTCTCTTTCTTTTTCCAAACACTCAGAACAATAATGTCCATCTCTATTTAGCGGTTTCCCACATCTAGGACACAGACCGCTTTCTTTTCTGCTTTTATATAGTTCCGCACTTCGTTCCTTTTGGCTTTTCATTTTATCTCGGAGTAAAGCCAGCTTTATTGTCCGGACAAACCTCTTCACTCCTTTCAATATTTATTTTTCTTCTATGCTATATGCATTTCTTTCTATTCCATCCAATTTCTTGTTTACCCGTCCTATAAGTTTTCTGATATTCTCCGGCATCTTCGCAACCGTATTCTCCCGTTCAATAATTGTTCGATAACATCTGACAAAATGGCTACTCACAACACTTTCATTGTATTCTGTATCCATTGCCCAAGCATACAACTGGTTTGAGGATCCTACGGCTTTCTGCACAGATTCTGGCAGCTTCTCATACTCTTCCCGACTATTATAAGCACTCCTTCTGATAGCCTTACTCACCAACGCCCATGCTTCCATTTCATTCAAATCTTCTGGTTTAGTGAGCAATTGAATCTTTTCGATAATTTGACCGGGAGCTGGAGCAAAACCGCTTGTATTCTCCCTAACATATGCGACAAATGCGGTCTGAACCAACTTCCAATCGCAATCTACCAGAACAGCAAACCATACATTAACGGAGGCTGTCTTATCTATTGGGTTATAATTCGGATATGTAGCCTGAACCATTGCAAGCAATTTCTGCGTCTCTTCTCTCGTCATTAACTGTTTCCCCATTCATCTGCAAGACTTTTCTTGCGCTTCGGTGTGTTGATCTGGTTTAAGTATCCTTCGAACTTGCTGCAAAACAATGTTTCAGGCCGCAAGAACTTCTCCATATCAGTCCCCAGCCACTCCGCAGCTTTCTTGTCGATAACCTTTTTAAAATCCTCAACGGTATACTTTTCTCCGAATCTGGCATTTATATGTTTTTCGGTTACTTTGTTGTTTGGTCTATATGATGTTCCGCACACATCATTCATATAGGAAACAATTTCATTTATCTGCTCTCTTGTCACATATTTTCTTTTCAGTTTTTCCTGCTCCTTCAATGCTTTAATCGCCAGCTCTAACACTGCATTATGTTTTTCGCATACTTCTTTTGACGGATTTGCAGGTGCGCCAACCATAAGATACCTGCCATTCAGATATTCAATAGCTTCTCTTTCTGTAACCTTCATAATTCAACAACCTCCAGTTCCACAAGCGCACATCTGCTACATAACTGCATTCCGTCCACTTTGTATAATTTTTCTACTTCATCCCCGCACTCGTCGCAGATCAGCACTGCTGTATGTCTTCTAGGACAACTATCTCCACGGCAAGGATATGCCGGAACAGCGCAACCGCAACATTCATTTCTTTCAGTTATCACTCCGTATTCCCTTCTTTCAACAAATCCATAAATTTGCCATACTGTTTCTGTGACACCTTATTATTAGCCTTATCCTCTCTCAGCTCGATTTTAAGGTGTTTTTCTGCGATAGATGATAATTCCCTAGCCATATTCTTTCTGCCCTGTTGTATGCCCTGCGAGTACGTCTTAGGCTGCTTGTACTGCCCTGTTACCTGCTTCCCTTTTCCTTGGCTGCCCGCTGTGACGTTATACATTTGAAAACCTTTATCCGCAAACGATTTAATAGTTTCAACTTCCTTATCATTCAATTCTGACTTAGGATATGTCCTGTAATCCAGTTTCCAGCCGTATGGAGTCTCATTACTGCAAAATCCGTGTTTTTTAAGGCTTAATGCTATATGGTCATACTCACCTAAATGTGACGCGCATCTTTCCAGCAGATTTACTGCCTGTCCGCAATAAGCTCTCCTGATTCCAGCTTCATCAATCCTGTAAAATACATATATTCCACTGGAATTAGGGATGTCTGGACAAATTTTCTTAATTCTTTTTTCGCGCTCTGCTTTCATTGCAAACACTTTTCTAAAATCCTTTGTCAAATTCTCACATCCTTATCATTCTTCCTGATTTCAAGGTTAAGTCCGCATTCCTGCCGGAGAACTTCGATCTGATCTTCCCATGTACAGTAATCATCCATAAGGCATTCTGCTTGAAAATTAAATTCATGAATAAATCTGTCTAGTCTTGTTCGCCCAAACCCAAACTTTTCATGAAGAATATATGCAGATAAAATAGTAACTGTATCAACTGTGTTGTTCTTTATCCTCATAATGCATTCATTCATGGCAGCCTTGCTGACGGCACACGGAAGATCAACAATATTCCTCATTTTTAATTCTTCCTCAAGTCCTTCGACACCTTTTTCCTTGGCAATTCGTAGAGCCTGTGCCATGCCCTCCATCCTTGCTCGTTCTTCTTTATTTCTTGACATCATGATTCTCCCAGCTTAGTTTCTGCCCGCATTTATCACAATATTTTCCTTTAGATTTCAACTTTAATCTTCCATTGCAGTTAGGGCACACGATTACGCGAGCATTTTCATAATAATTTCCATATCCACTATCTGGCTTCGTTTTATCGACCGGATGTCTTGATATCTGCTTCGTAACCGCTTCCCGGCATTCTTCCGGCGTACCGATTGCCATATATTCGCCCAACCGAAGGGATACATCTAAAAAACGGGTTTGAAGTGTTCTCACTTGTTCCGGTGATAACGTGGTATCTCGATACTGCTGCACCTCTTTCAGTGCCTTAATAAGCGTTTTCCCAATATCAGACCCCGGAAGGATTCCCAACATGTCATTTTGTCTGTTTGCTTTTTTCAAATATTCAAGTGCTTCATTCTCCGTCATTATTGTTGCCTTTCTCATCCAGTGAATTATAAATGTGTAAATACATCTCAAAATCGTCAGGATCCATCTTGTCCGAAAGGAAATCCAAGAAATCTTTATTCCGCAAGCATTCTTCTGGTGTTCCGACTTTTCTATATTCATCCCACATTGCAGCTTCATCGTATGTAAGGATTCTGGCATTGACAGGGTCCTTTCTTCCCGGCTACCGGATTATTCGTTCCATTACATCCACCATATCTTTTAGAGTCATATGATCGCCGTAAATGGCTTTTACACGATCTGTTAATTCACGATACTCCTGCATATCTCTCAGTAAGATTTCGGCTTCATTCCCCTTCATCGTTCGCCCTCCTGTTCCATGCTTTTATTGCATCGTTTCTGCAAGAATCAATGTTTTCAAGAGCAAAATCCTCGTCCTTCATATATGGACAATAGCCGGATACTTTAGCATGACATTTTTCGCATTCGCACCATATCGTGAATCCTACATAATCTTTCTTTGCTGCTTTTACTTTTGCTTTTCCGCCGCAGAACGGGCACGGTTTAAGTTTCTCCATCTACTATGCCTCCATACTCAACCAACTTGAATATCCCGAATGTCCCTTATAGCAAAAACCAGATGCTGGACAACTATCGCACCCTCCATCACTCGATGCCAGATCGCATAAAAATGTGTCCAACTCTTCGTCTGTCATCCCTCGAATACTATCTGCATTAGTTTTATAATCACAAAGCTCAAAGCAGTTATCTTTCCAAGCCAATACATTAGACAACTCATACGAACTGTAACCGATGTTATAATGGCTTTCTCCGATTTCCTTGTATTTAATTTCGTAATACGGCACCTGGTCTATCATCGTGACGATAATATCCAAGCTTGAAACTTTAATGCGTTCAGCTTCACCCATCATTACTGTTGATTTTTCTTGTCCCATTTTTTCTCCTTTCCACGACTCCGGCAGTGGCATCCAGGCAACAACCTCGTCGTCAATAGCGCAGTTGTATGTGCAATCAGGATTGTATTTCCGATTTTCCCACCAGCCCTCCGGTATTATTCGGCAATCGTTTTCCTCATCCCATTCACCGTCTATATCTTCCCAATACCACGTGCTGTTACATTCAAGTACCGTTCCATCTTCGTATATTGCCGGAGCAACTATATATTTGCACTCTATATTCCCATGCCGGCAAACCGCTGTTACAAGGACTTCCTCTTCTGGCTTTGGCAGTCGTTCGCTTACTGGAATCCATCTATTCATTACCATTCTTTGTCCTCCAATTCATCAGTTGAGTTACGCAAACCGGAGCTGTCCGGTCTGATCTTCAATTTTCTCTGTTTCTCCGAGAATTATCTTACGGAACAGGCTTTCAAAGATCGGGACAGGGATGCTGTTTCCAGCTTGCTTATACAGTGCGCCGTTCAGACAATTTTCTTTCCCTGGATGCACTCTTTTTGCATTTTCAAAATCTTCATCGGTATAGCCTTGGATTCTCCAACACTCCCGTTCTGTAAGATACCTGTATTTCCCATTCCCGAGATCCACAACCCCGCTGTTCGGACTGCGCATCTGTTTGCAGGTTATTGTCATTGCATAATCTCTGATTACAGGCACTCTCCCTTTGAAGCTCCCGTCATAGTCAGATAACCCATCTATTCTCCGCAACATGCTTGGCTGTGTTACCACGTAGTATTCTGGCACATCTGTTTCTAGGAAATTTTTTATATTACGCATTGGTGTATGTATCAGATCAGAAAAATCAAAATATTCCGTCCCGAGTACCGATACTGTGAAATATCTTTGCCTTGCCTGCGGCAGTCCGAAGTCTCTTGCATCCAGAAGCTCATAGCTACTGGTGTATCCCATTTTTACCATTTCAGACATATATCTGTTGTGATTGTGTACCATGTACTTGCTCCGCACGTTCTTCACGTTCTCCCAGATGACATACCTTGGTTTCCATGCACCCATCTGCTGAATAATGTGTATTGTCTCCCACATAAGGCTTGACCGTGTTTCTGATCCTTCGTCTGCGCCCTTCTGTTTACCGGCAATGCTGAAATCTTGGCACGGACTGCCATGTATCAGGATATCTGGCTTCAAATTCCAGCCGACTACACTTTGCGTTTTGTATGGCAAATCACTGGCGAACATTGCGTTATAGCTTCTGACTGCTTTTTCGTCTATTTCCACATAGTCAATGGCTTTTACCGGTATCCCGAGGTTGCGCAAGGCGCATCGCGGAGATCCAATACCGCCGAACAATTCTAAAATCTGTATCATTTTTCAAAAGGAACCCGATATATCGTTACCCCGGCCGGAGGTTCGGCTCCTTTCTGTTATTTGTAATCTTCAAACCGCTTTACTGCGGCAAACGCGAATCTTGAATTGACCCATCTTTGCAACCGTTTCAAATCATCCCCGCGCTTCAGCTTGTACTTGTCATAAATCATGACGTATGGGCTATATCCGATATCTCGCAAAGTGTAGATTCGTTCCAGATCCTGCTCCAATGTTGTGTTATATCCGCACAACACATACACTGTCATTTTCCGATAGTCCCAACCTGTAATGTCCTTGAACATCTGGAATTTTGGAATGATCAGATCTTTATCTTCGTATCTGTCCCATGCAAAGTGTATATTCTTCACTTTAATCCGTTTTATATATTCTGCCTTTTCTTCCGTCATAAGTCGGATATCACATCCTTGCGAAAAATCCACATATGCTCCGCTTGCAATTAGCTGTTCGCTTAATTCTTTCCAATCCAGGCAGGCAAACATATTCGGATCAAGCAATATGATGTTTTTCTGTCCGCGCCAAAACTCAGACAAGTTTGCAACCTTTTCTGATCTCGTTCCCTCTTTTCTGGCAACGATACAAAAGTCACACCCTCGCGGGCATCCTCTGGTTAAGAATCCATATGCTGTGTCTTTGCATAATTGCGGATACAGACTATAATCTGGATAGATATGTTCTGCTTCCGGCGGCAATGGTAGTCCTCCGTCTGGATAATAATAACCCGTTCCGCCTTTGACTATTGTTCTGGCAGATACCGGATGAGGATAATCTTGTGTAAATGTAAATACCTTGCTCATATACACCAGATCCGGAGGATTCTTCCAAGCAGTTAACGGATCATACCATTCCACTGTATCGCCGTCCTGTTTGTGCAATGCGGACAACTTCATAAGCGGTAGGCTCGGGAAATTATGTCCATCAACATCTATCAATGCAACTCTCATATCAAGTCCTCTTGACCCGCTTGCTGCCGCAATACGGGCAATACGCAAACGGCGCATTCACCGGATCCCGGTATTCCATGTCACACACACCGCAAATGGTATATGTAAATTTATAGTCCGCTCCGGCTTCCTCTAGCTCAAACAGCTTTGCCAGAGCCGTATCAATAACCTGCGTGATCCGCGGTTTTCGGCATCTGATGACCTTAGAGCCGACAACTCGGAAATGCCGCTCATCAACGTATTCGGTCAGTCTGTCTACTACTTTCATTTCTTTTTCCTCTTCCTCGGCTGGTACTTGTCACACCAGCCAATTTCACAATTTCTGTGGCTACCAGTTGTTGTGTAGTAACCACATGTTACATTTGCATTGTTACCCCATTCACTGAACCTACACTTTTTACAAACATGAATGGTCGTCTTTATCATTTCATTCTCCATTGATGCTCCTATGCAAACGGTAACTCTTCGTCAATTCCATCTGGGATGTTCATGAAACCATTTTCATCAGTCATTGGATTGACTGCATTACTTGGATTAGCCGGAGCTGCGCTCTGCTGATTTCTGTTCTTATTTTCGCCAAACTCAATCTCTTCCACCAGAACATCCGTTGTGTATACCTTGTTTCCGTCCTTGTTTGTATAAGAGCCGGTCTGAATCCGTCCACAAATATTAGCTTTCATACCTTTACGGAAGTATTTTTCGATAAACTCCCCGGATTTTCCGAACGCTACACAGTTGATAAAATCAGCTGTCGGATTTCCATCACCTTTGAATCTCCTGTCTACTGCCAGAGTAAATCTCGCAACCGCAGTTGTTTTCTCTCCATTTGAGTATCTAACGTCAGGGTCTTTCACGAATCTACCTGTTAAAATTACTTTATTCATAATATGAAACCTCTTTTCTGCCTGCATTAAGACCTATTTTTTTCATTTTTTTCAAAAAAAGCTTCATTTCATATCCGGTAAGCCCAACGCATGTATTTCCAATCTTTTTCTGATCTATTAACTCACTATCATAAGACTGTAAAATGTGTCTACCAGAAGCTTTATGCAGAATATCTACAGATTGAGTAAAATTATATTTGCTATTTTCCCTCTCGTACCTTACACCATACTTATCCTCTTCGATTTTCACGAATCCAATATCATTCAATTTTTCATCAACTGTTTTAAAAAATTTCATTTTTCACCTCAAAATGGGCATTCACCCGGATTTCTTAATTCTAATTCCATGCCAGGCTCCGCAACGCACACATTGACGTTTGGAACGGCTTTTTTCATCTTTTCGATGAATTTACCGGCATCTGCATTTTCTTTTGATAAATGGCACATAATCACGTTTTGCAACTGATCTGAAGCATTGGCTTTCACAAAGTCGCAAGCCGTGTCAATGCTCATGTGTCCCCGGACAACATGGTTTTTCTTTGCATCGTCACCGGATAACAATTCCGGGTCATAATTAACACCAAGTAGAATGTGATTTACATTTTTGAACCGCCACTTAATCAGTTCTGTGTCAGTTGCATAAATCATTGTCCCCATCTCTGGGTGATGAATCCAAAAACCGTAACACGGGCATTCAGAACCATCACCGTTTGTATGAGTCCATTTGCCGTTTAAATCGGTCAAATCAAATGCTCTGATTTTCCATCTGCCTTTGAATTTCACACCGGTATCATGTCTATACGGAGCAAATACAGGTATTCCCATTGCTTCTAATTCTTTCAGTGATTTGCTATGGTCTCCTAACCATGCTCATGAGTTACAACGCATCCGGAAATGTCTCTAATATTCCATCCGCACATCTTCTTAATGTCCTTAATCGGCATTCCTGCATCAAGCAGAAGTGTTTCCGTATTTGTTCTGAGTGCATATGAGTTTCCAGAACTTCCGGTTCCGCAACATAACAGTTTGAGCATTACATCACCTCGCTTTCTTTTAACTTCCACATGTAACCTCCAGCTTGTTTTCTTACTTTTCCAGGCTTATATTCTTCCTCATTTGCCACTTGCAATATATTTCTTTGGCAAATTCCTGTAAGCTCACTCGCAATTCGTCCATTTGCATATTCTGCAATAAAATTCCCGTCTGAATCATACTGTAAAATATGTTTCGTCTTTTCAAACCTATTGTAATTTGCAATGCCTACATTTATTTGAGGGTGTTTCTTTAGTGTTTCCTTTCGGTGTTTCTTTGGATGTATGATTTCAAGATTAGTAACAATATTGTTTTGTTTGTTATCGTCTATATGGTGAACATGGTAACCTTTCGGGATTTCTCCGATAAATGTCTCCGCCACCAATACATGAATCCTTACACTACGTCTCTTATTTTGAATAGGATCACGAAGAACAACGCTAAAATACCCTCCTTTTTCATTCTTCTCAGAAAGAATGTATCCGTCGGAGCATCTTTTGAAACTTTTCAATCTTCCAAAATTCGATATTTGGTATATTCCAGAAAAGTCATTTACCCATTTCCACTCTTCATCCATTCGTATTTACACCTCATCGTCTGCCGGAAACCGGAAAACAGCATTGTTAATAAAATCTACTTTTGACGGCTGATTTTCTGCTCGCACCATAACACCGCATTTATTTAATCTTTCAAATTCCTTTGCCACATCTTCTGAAACATCAATATTCTGCATTACGATAGGCATTCCGACATATGTCTCTCTCAACAATTCCATTACTTTCAGTGCTTTTTCTCTGGATGAATATTTAGCCATAATTCCATTCACGACTTCAGTTGGTCTTACTGCTGTATCCATAACCGCCGATATATAATTATCTAAAGCTATTCCAAATACAAAATTTTCATACGGAACATCAATCGTTCCATCCTGCGAAATTACTCTCATCTTATCCCTCCTGCATGAACTCCGGCATTGCCTGCTGCCCGTCCGGTTCGGTCACTGTTCCAGCAGTTTCTTCCGGTTCAAAATCCATAGAATTTGCATTCTGAACGATCTCTTCATGAGCCTGCTCCTGTACATCTTCGATCTTGTATTCTTTGAAATCACCGTCAATAATCTCTTCTTTTGTGTACAGACCCATAGTCAGCTCTGGACAGTTAAGACTTGAAAAGAAAGAAGCTGCTCTATATCGAAGCATTAGCTGTGGCATGGTTTTCCATTTGCTTCCGTTTTTGCCAAGCCATCCCTCTGCTCTCGCCATATCCATGTCAACAGTCATTCCTTCAACTTTTCTACCATTTTTCATTGCCCATGCTGTGCAAGAAAATGGCTTTCCATCCTTGTCTTTCTTCTCCTCGAACTGTAATTCCGTATCAAATTTTCCGCTGTTATTGATCGCAGCAATCAAAAACTTGGAACTCCATGACGGTCTTCCCTGAATCACATTAAGATTCTGCATTACCATAAGTGGACTTACGTGCAATCTCTGTGCCTGCTCAATGGCAATCAGACAATTCGCTTCGTTTCTCTGGAACGTTTGTGGCACTATGGTTGAGCTTGACAATGCTTTTGCCATCTGCATAGCCATAATGAAGTTGTCTGATGTTCCGAAAATTCCAAGGCTGTAATCTGTCACTTTATTTCTTGATATTTCTCTCTTTTCCTCTGTTACTGCTACCTGTGTATCTGCCATAATTACTTATTCCTCCAATAATTCTTTTACATATAAATCCATCGAGTGGCACAACTTAATGCAATTTCCCAGATCTAACCAGTTCTGACCTTTGCTTTCAGAATTACTTTTAGTTCTGTTTCCGCCATTTATTTTTCCTCTGATTCAAAGATTGCAGAAGAAAAGATACAAAACGGGCGAACACCGAGGCCGCAGCGGCAACTGACGTTGCTGATAATGCCGGACGGAGCAACAACGGCACCACTGTTTTTGAAATCATTGCAAGGTGTACTCCACGGAGAAATCAACCAGAACCAATCGTCTGTATTTGGAATGAGCTTTCTGTATTTCCGGTACTCATCCACTGTCAAAAGTGACACTTTATCATCACAGGTTCCGTACTCCGTCTGGCCGTCCAAAGAAAGAAGATTTCTTTCAAATCCTATCAGATTACCTGCTCCGATTTCTGATTCAATCTTTTTCAAAAATTCTTCATTCAAATACTTCCGAAGATTGCTGGTTCTCCAGTCATTGTTTTCAGAGCTGAATTTCATTTCACCTATAGAATCAGACAGGCAAACATGACCGTCAGTTGTGATATCAATAATCTTCCAATTAACTCCTGCCAGTTCAAATGTTTCACCAATAGTAAGAAATTTGGAAAATTTCTTGTTGCATTCTACTTTCTGGCCGCTTCTCAGCTCTTCCATTTCTTTTTTTAACACATCAATCTGTTCCTGCAATGCTTTCATTGTTAATCCCATTTTCATTCTCCCTTCGATACAAAGATATTAGATTTTAAGATACAAAAAGGGCGAACACCGTAGCTGAAGTTGCAAATGATGCTGCCGACATAGCCGGCCGGAGCAACAACGGAAATTGAATATTTCCATCCTCTGTCTTCTGTGCTCCAAGGTGTGCATGTCCACCACCAATCATTAAGGCTTTTATTAACCAGTAAATTGTTGTACAGTCTGGCTTCGTCGAATGTGATTGGTCTGACTTTGCACTTGAATCCTGCGAACTCATCCTGCATATCTACACTTGTCAGATCAACCTCATGCTCAATAAGGTTTTTTGATCCGACCTCCGCCTCAATAACCGGCTGGATCAGATTCTCGATAACCTTTTTCAGATTTGACTCTTTATAGTTTCTTGAATCCTCATCAAATTTCACATTTTCAGCCATGAATCCTTTGGAAATTACTGCTGTTTCCTCTCCGCACTGCATCAGTACAATAAAATCATGCTCTCCAATTTTGAATACATCTCCCGGATTCAAAGTTGAAAGCTGCACTTTTGACTGTTTTTCCTCTTCTTCCAGCTTCTTAACCAGTTCTCTTTCCATATCCAATGCTTTACTCATTTTTACTCCTCACTTTCTTCGATTTCAAAATCATTGCCACTGTAATCAACGTCCTCAAGCTCATAATCATCTAAAACAAAATCAAGATAGTCTGTATATCCATCATTTTTCAGCTTGTTTAAAGCATCTTCTTTCGAATCAGCTTCAATGGTTCCCTCTCTGTGACCGTAGCGCAAATGCCCTACTGCATAATTTGCGTCCTGTCTGACTTTAAATTTTTCCATTCTATTTTTCCTCGCTTTCCAAAACTGCATCATAAATTTTTTCCAGGCGTTCTAATTCTTTTTCCTTTTTTTGAATCTCAAGTTTCAACCTTTTCATAAAAATTATTTTTGCAAGTTCAAAATCCGGCTTTTCCAAAATAACCGTACTTCCATTCAGTACTTCCCCTATCTCTTCTTTTCTTACAGAGTATACATAATTCGGAAAAAACTTCTCATTCAACGGTACGTATGTTTTTGGTCTTTCTTTTGCTTCGCATTTCCGAATTTTTATCCCAGTTCCGTTCAGAAATGCATACGTCCTGTCCAATTCATAAAAATATAGCGTCATTCTTTCTCACTCCACTTTTAATTCTTTTCCATCATTTACGATCAGCATAATCAGCTGTCCGTCCACCATATCAATAACCTTCTTCTGATTTTCAGAGTCTAACGACTCGCAATCGTCCAACCAAATAGGAACTGAAATTCCTTCGATTTTCTGGATGCTCCGGCAAATATCCAGTTTTCCGATAATTCTGTTTCCCTTATTGCTGATGGTGGTCAGAATGGACTTTCCATCAACCTGTGGAATGCATACAGATTTATAATTGCCGTTCTTTGCATTCTCAAACAGTTTCCATTTGACCAGTCCAAAATGGCTGTTGATTTCATCGGAAAGTAACTCATTTTTCTTCTTTTCCAGTTCTGCCAGAAGGTCAAGTATATGCTCTGCATCCGTCTTTTTCTGTCCCAGGTCAAGCTTTCTTGCTTTCAGTTCTTCCAGTCGTTCTTCTTCTGCGGAAGTATCCGACTGTGCAATTTTCTGTTCGCAGGCTCTAAGCTGCTCGTTTAGCTCCGATTCTTCTTGTTTGATCTGTTCTTTCAAATCAGAAGCTTTTCCGAACTGTTCCAGGTACTTTTCCTTTACAGCAATCTGGTTCTGAATTTTCTTATATTCTTCATTACCGGAAATATCCGCAGCAACCGGAATTTTTGCTTCTTTTTCTTTGAGAAGTCGAATCTCTTCTTCAATATTTCTGATATCTTCAGTTGTCTCTTTCAAAGAATCATTCAGTTTCTCGACTTCCTGTTCATCTTCTTCAATCGTCTTTTTCAACGACATTCCTTTATCTGTAATCCGCTTTAACTCAGCTTCTTTTCTGACAGCGAACTCTGACCGGAGCTGTTCTTTCTTGTCCTCTGGATATTCCTGCCCGCAGTACACGCACACGGTACTGTTTTCGTCAAATACTCTGGCTTTCTCTTGCTTCCAAAGTTCAGCCATTTTCTGCTTATCTTCGGTCAATCTCTTAATTGAATCTGTCAATATTTCTACTTTCCGGCTGCAATTGTCAGACTCAATTTCTAATCTCCGCTTTTCGGCTGTTTTTTCTGCAATATCACTTCTGATTTCCCTGACTTTTTCAGAAAGAGCATTATTCGCCTGATTCTGCATATCTGACAGTTTGAATTTCAGCTCCATAATTCCGGCAGTAGCAGCTTCATAATCTTTCAAAATGTTCTGACTATCAGCCTGTTTTTTCAGATTCTCTGCAATCTGTTCTTTCAGTGTATTTCTCTGCAATTCCAGATCAGACACATCCATGTCTGATTTTAACTTGATGTCCCGCTCTTTCTCCTTGATCTGACCATCGAGAACCGGAAGTTCTTTCTCAATATCCGATTTCTTTTTCTTATTCATGGCAGATAACTCCTCAACTGAATAATCTTTCAGCTTTTCTTCCAGTCCATGAAGGCTTTCGTTATCCCGGCAAACATACAAATCTGAAAATTCTTTTGATAAAGAAAACAAATATGCTCTCATTTCATCTGATTTTTTTATTAAAAAAGCTTCCGGATTCGAGCAGCTTTTTAAAAGTCCAATATCAATTCCAAGATATGATTCAAATTCAGCTTTTTTCTTTGGAACATCATTGATAAAATATTTATTATCATCTTTGTAAGATACTCCGTCCTTGCTGATCGTCCGGTGCTGTACCTTTCGCATGGAAATTTCTTTCCCATCCATACCAAAAACCAGTGTTACTTCTACATCAGAATCCATTACCGGTTCCAAGTCAACTTCCCTACGGACTGCCGGACTGCTTTTCAAATTGTAGTCGCAGTCAAAAAGCACCCATGTGTATGCGCTTGCAATACTGGACTTTCCAGCTCCGTTCCTTCCAGAAATTTTAGTAATATCTGAAAAATCAATTTCAGCTTCCAGATACGCCATGAAGTTGCGAAGAACCATTTTTATAAGCTTCATATTCCCTCTCCCTTTCAGCTTTTATCTCATTTGCTGTTGTGATTGCTAATTCTGTTCCAAGAATCCTCAATTCCAGTTCTACATCGACATGCTTATCTGCTGCCAGTAAATCAACAAGAACATTAGTTCTTGTTTCGATGTCAAGAAGTCTGTCGTATGTGTCTTTTCTGATGCAGACATATTCGTCTTCTCTAAGCTCGACTTCCTTCATTTTTTGTCCTCCGCATACTCAACCTTCCCGTCATTGATTTCAACGGTTTTTCCGCTCTTTTCAAATCTTTCTACGCATTCCTGCACTGTCATTTCCTTTTTCATCTTATTCTCCTTCTTTCCAATCTTCTGAATTTATCCACGGAACGAATGATTCCGCTCTCTTTATGGATCACTTTTAAGTAAAATTCTGTTTCACCTGCCAGCATCCAATTATTTGGATTTAGCCTGGACGCTGCCACAGCTTCTTTTTGCTCTCTTGTGAGGCGTTTCGGCTGCTTCATCTTTTCTTTCTCCACGAAACATACCAGGTATATGCCACGATTGCTGTAATTTCTGCAATAATGCAGGACATAAAGCCTACCCAAAATTCTGGAATATAAATTGTCATTGTCTATTCCTCCCATAAAATTTTCTTGATTTCTCTGAACTCCTTTGGCATCGTCTGATACAGTTTTCTTACAGCACCATTCAGGTTCATGGATCTGACGCCATATGGAATTCTGTATGGTCCTTTTACTCCTTCCATTTCAAGCTCAAACAAAAACAACTTATTCTTCGACATGTCTTTCCTCCTATTTCCCGTGCAGTCTTTCCAGTTCCTCTGCACGTTTCAAAATCTCATCAGCATAGTTGCTAAGCTTTCCATCCTCATACGCTCCGGCTCCGTAATTATCGGAATATCCTGCGTTATAGAACATCAGTGCCGGTGCTGCCTCGCCATATTTTTGCAGCATTTCTTCCAGAATCGTTACTCCCACGTAAATGTTGTCGTATGGATCTGTCATATCACGGTCGCCTATCAACTCTTTGTGGATCTCTTTATTCACCTGCATGAGTCCAACACAGTTGCCGTTTACCGCCGCCGGATCCCAGCTAGATTCTTTTTCAATCATTGCCTCCACCAGCTCAGGCAAAATGTCTTTGTCCTCGCAGAGTCTTTCGATATACTCCTGCCAGTCTCCCTGATGATCGCTACCGGCATTCGCAATCATGGCAAAACCGGCAAACAACAATATTACGATTACTACCGCTGTTATCATCCTTTTCATACCGCCTCCGCCTGTTTCATAAATTTGTTAATAAAATACTGCTGACCTTTTCCTGTAACTTTTGGAGTTTTGCTTATCACATTCAGCCCATCTCCATTGAGATGCGTGCTTTCCTTAATCTCGAAAAGTCCCATCTCCATGCTCCTCTGAGTCGGCATATTGTAATCAGACCCTTTCCTCAGGATCAGATACCCATTAGCTCTCATCCACTCGAATAACCTCTTCTGCCCGATCTGGCAACCATTCTGGCAGATCAGTTTTGCAAGGTCTCCAATCAGTATGGAGGTCTTACTGGCAGACACCGCATCAGCAAATATCTCCTTCGGTTTCATCCGCTCACAGTCCTCGATCAGCTTTGTGTTATGCTCCTTCAGACTATCAATAGTTCGGTTCGCAATCTTCAATGCTCTTGCCATCACCTGTTCCGGTGTGTTCCAGGCTTTCTCCAAATCAAGCAAATACTGTCTACACTGCTTACCTTCCGGTGTTCTCTGAATCATGCAAATCTGCTTTGCCATATCTACGGAAATATCATAATCAACTGAAGGTCTTCCTCCGCTTTCAGAGGTTTCTCCCATTTTTGGGAAAAACTCATTTCCTTCTGTAAAACCGTATTCCTTCATACGTTCAAACCATGTTGTAAACTTTGTCCCGATATGTAACTGCTCATGCAGTTCTCTCGCCGATACGGTTTGCGTATCAAAATTTACGTTCAATAACTCATTCATTTCCATTCACCTTCTTCCGTGGTATAATTTCCTTATCTTTTATAAGGAGGTCACATCATATGACTTTAGGTCTAAAAATCAAATGTTCCTGCTACTGTTCCTACACAATTAGCAACACACTGTCCTTGGATAAGATTTCGTGTCCTAACTGTGGGAAAATCCCGTCTTTCTCTGACAAGGTTGTTGATTTGATGAAAACCGCTTCTCAAATACCTGATTCTGAAAAAGACAACAACGGGGACGAAATTTTTATTTGTTTCGAGGACATGAACATTTGGTAATTACATGTTTCATGTACTCCATGAAGCCGATGGCTTCTGCTGTTGAGATGTCGCTATCTTTGATTACTTCCAGTACCTTTTTCTCCAAATCAGAGATAGCACTTCTCGAAGTCATGTATTTTGCCATGAACTGTGACCCTTCACAGGTACTGCATAAATCTTTTGAAAGATTTTCAAAATAGCTCTTCTGGATTTCTTCCATATGATTTGCCATTACTTCTCCTTTCTTCATCTCTTATGGCACTTAATCGGTGTTGCCTTATGGCTGCGATACGGTCTCGGTGGAACTACTTTAGTGTTTGCTTCCAACCTTTTGTTTTTCAAAATATTCTGTTCTTCAACAAATGCCTTGTACTTCTCACACTCATCATGGTAGCTTCCGCATCCTCTCCGATCGCAGTTCAGACATGGTGCATTACTCATCTGACCACCTACTCTTTCTTGTCGAGCTTATCTTTCTCCTTCTGTTCTGCCATGCTCTCAACTTTCCCAAGAATATAACCCTTGTCAAAATCTGACATCTTCGGAATTGCATCTTTCAGTTTCTCAACTACCTGTTTTTCTCTTTCACTCATTCAATTCACTTCCTTCCTGTGATATAATCTCCTTAAAACAATTAAGGAGGTAAAATTCATGGATGCCAAAGATTACGTATCTGCTTATGCCATTGCTAAAATCTGCGGATATGCCGGAACATTCGATGATTTCAAGAGCCTGTACGACCAATACTATTCCGAAATCATCAAGTCTTTACCGGAAGAAAAACCAGAACCAGCAAGATGCGAAGCAGCTACTAACCCAATGCGCAGTAAAAATACTATTTTTTAACTGCCAGTAGTGCCGTTGAAAGAGAATCAAGGATTTTGCATCTTTGCTGAATTTCTTCGATTCTCTTCTCACCGCTATAGCACTCTTCTGCAATCATAAGTGCTATGCACTCTACACTGTCGGACAAAGTCATGCTATTTCCATCAACTTCATATCCATATGATTCTTTCATTTTTCTCCTTTCAATTGCTTACAAGCTCTGATACCGTGATTCCCGTTACCTTTGAGATTTTTTCCAGAGTGTCAAGTGAAGGTTTTCCGCCTTTTTCCCACTTTCCAATAGTTCCGTTACCGATATTGCACTTTTTCTCAAGCGCAGCAATCGAGATATTGTTCTCTTCGCAGTATTTAATAATCTTTCTGTAAATCATCAAACATCCTCCTTTCTTTTTATTTAGATAATGTTCTATTGACATTTTATTAGAATATATTCTATAATTAAGCTACCACACATAATAAGAACATTTTCTATTTGCTATGTCTTTTGTAGAACATTTTCTAGTTGATAAGGCTAGTATATAGATTATGTTCTAGTTTGTCAAGCATTTTTATAGATTTTCTTCTAGTTTTTAAGAGGTGATTGTATGACAGTACTAGAGCGCATAAAAACACTATGCAAAGAAAAAGGCATCAGCATTACTACACTTGAGCAAATATTAGAATACAGCAATGGTTCTCTTGCAAAAGCAAAAGATATTCCAAGTAGCAGAATTAGAAATATTGCAGAGTTTTTCAATGTAAGTACAGATTATTTATTAACCGGAAAAGAGAAAGAAATACCGTTGTCAGCACAGGCTGATCTGTGGATTTCCATCAGAAACGATAAGGAACTGTTGAACGCATTGGAAAAGTATATGAGACTATCAGACAGAAAGAAAAAGCACGTCATTGATACTATCGACGTGCTTAGCGAGGTGTAAATATGAGTTATATGAATAAAGATTTCGTAGGATTCTGTCCTACGCAGCAGAAAGACTACTCTGTTTCAGTAACATATTGTGGTGACAATGCTCTGGAAACAAAAGAAATATTTTCCAAAGAACGTTTTGACTGCTGTTATCAAAAATCCTATGGATGCAAACGGGCAAATAAATGTCCTATCATGGAAAAAGCACCACATAATATCTAATGGTACTATATATCCATTTCGTGTCCAACATCATCAATGAATGTTATCTTCATATCACCGTAGCCTTTATGACGCATAAAACACAAGCAGTCCACGCTTAAATTTATGGCATTTAGGTCTACGGTTAATGTTGGTGCGCCAGAGACATCTTCTTTAAGCTCAAAACTACGAACCCCTTTTAATTTATGCCCGTCAACAAAAATCTCTGTATATCCCTTCTCTTCGTTTGACTTTATTACAATATTTGATAAATTTTTACTCATTTTCTTTATCCTCCTTGATAATATCCTTTGTAATATTAAAAATGTATAATAGAATATCTTTTCTTTTTACATTCTCAATCATTTCGATGATCTGTTTCCTGTACTCTTCTTTTTCATTCACAAAAAAACCTCCAATCAAAAATCCGCATGTGCCGTAAAGTAGCTTAATAGAAGCTATAGAACATATGTTCTTATTTTGTCAATATATATCAAATTATGTCGAATTATGCAGTAATATGTAAAACGATTGGGCATCTGGAAATATTGACAGATTTTCTCTAAAAAAGTAAAATTTATATTATGAGGGAACACCATGCGGATTAGTGCTCCCCCAGCCAGAAGTTGATGTCTCTTAATTGAGACAAGCTAATTTTAACATCATAACGAGGGAGGATGAAACACCATGAAAAAGGAAAATCTGTATAACTTATCGGAATATTTTACCAAAGAAAACGATAGCTTTGCAGAAAATTTGCGTTATAATTTAGACATCTGCTTAAAGCATTCAGATATTACCATTCATGAACTGGCTGAATCCGCTGGCATTTCATTTGACACGCTTAAAAATCTGTTGTATCAGAACTCAAAAGATTGCAAGCTGTCCACTGCTGCACTCTTAGCAAAGGCTATAGGTGTTACAGTGGATGAATTGATCGGTCTTGACACAATTTCAGAAGAGGACATGGATTGTATCACCATGTTTCGGCAAATGCCAGGACATTATCAGTATTTTGTCCGTTGGTTCGTCCGCAGGCAATACGATCTTTCTTTAGGTGGTTTCAGACAAGGGAGAAAGACCGTCCCTGTGATGAATCTGGCGGAACATCCAGACGGCACGTTACATATTTCCGGCGATTTTGAATCCATTGATATCACTAATATTCCTCAAAATATCAAGCCGCAAATTTTCATGGGCATAAAAACATCGGTTGACAACTATATGCCGCACTATTCTCCATTTGACATTCTCCTGATTGCCAATGATCGCAAACCACGTCCTGCCGAGGACAACATTATCATTTATGGCAACAATGTCTTTATTGCCCGTAGAAGTCCTTGCGGAAATGGGAAATTTGAATATGTGAGCATCAGGGATAACAGATTCAGATGCTCCGAATCTGACATTGATAATGTAATTGGTTATGTTGCATTAGTAATCGACCAATAACTTCTTGATATAAATTAAAAAAAATGTTACAATATAAGAAAATTTAACCGAATCCGCCAGCTCCGCCCGGCTTGCCGTTGAGGGGAGAACGGGGCGCAAAGGATAGGACGAACCGAGCAAGGACGGCAAACATTTCGAGAATCACGCTCACTGGACATGGTAGAAATACTGTGTCTGGTGAGCGTTTTTTGTTTGTCTGAAATTGGTAAAACCAACTGGCTAGTGATTGCAACACGAAAAGAGGCATCCTGTAACCTCCTGCCAGTTGCTTTTATATACAGGGTCTATTTGACAGGAGGTAGAAATATGGAACCAAAAAAAATTAAGAAAGTGGTAATCAGAGAAGATTTAGTTGCGATTACCGGAGATTACAAAAAGGCAGTCATTTTAGGTCAGTTTATTTATTGGGCAGATAGAGTTGCTGATGCTGATAAATTTATTCAGAAAGAAAATGAAATCGCTGCTAAATACGGAGAAGAGGGAAGAGAACTTCTCTATGGATGGATTTATAAGACGGCAGATGAACTGGCAGAGGAAGTTATGTTGGGACTGTCTGTTAGTCAGATCAGAAGATATGTCTCCGAAATTGTGGAAATGGGTTTTGTTGACCGAAGAAAAAATCCAAATTACAAATGGGATAGAACATGGCAGTACAGAGTAAACCTTGTCAATATTGCAAAGGCACTTAAGAAAAAAGACTATCCATTAAGTGATTATAGAATCTCTTTACCAGAGGATGATTCATTGAATGCGCATAAGCGCGTGTTCGATAACGAGAAAATGGAAGATCGAACCGATTCAAACCGTTGTGCAATACCATATACTACTACAGATATTACAAACAAAGACTACAATTCAGAGAAAGGAGTATGCTCTTTTTCTGGTGAAAAAGAGTTCTCACCATCATCTGAAAGAGGTACGTTATCTCCTATGGTTACAAAAGCTATTAACGAGGCAATGACGGAAGAAGGGGAAGCTCCTGCTAGCGGTTATAGAGAAGAACTGAAAGACATAGCCAAATACTTTGTAAACGAATATGCCAGAACACAAGGAAAGCCGCATAAGCCGCTCACGCGACCGGCTATTAGCAATATCGTATACAATTACCTGCATCAAGACGAGGACGAATACGGAATCATGGATGATGTGTGGACGCTAGACCAGTACATTCCGCTAATTGATATGTACATGCAGACGAACTACCGGGAGGGCATAGAAAAGAGCCTGTCCCACTTTATGTCCGGATCTATCCGCCGGAACTTAAAAGCAAAATTGATAGAATAGTGAGGTATGATTGGTTATGGGAAAATCATTGGATTTTGTGAAGAAAGAGACAGGCTTGAAAAAAGGTTTTGAATTTAATGCAGACATGGTATTTGACAATTACTCCAGCAAATGCAAAATCGAAGAAAATTTATGGTGTTTTGAATTTATGCGACCAGATACAAATGAAAAGTTCGAAATAAAGGTGAAATACGATCCGGAAGCAGATTTTGACGGATGGGTTGGAGACAGGTGCATTTGCGATGGAACATTCTCACATTATCTTGGTTTAGCAGAAAAAAATTTGATACGCATAGGGGAATGTGAATGTGCGAGGAAAAATGGGCTTGTCAAAAACATGCCTTCTGGAAAGGAAGCCATGTACATTGTAGGTAATTTTGTTTGGACGTCAGAAGACAGTGAAGAATTTGGAACACCGGAAAAACCGTGGATGAATAGCAGATTCGTATCATATTTGCCGCTTAAATGTGAAATCCAGTAAGGATATAAACCGGATGCCGCAAGAGGCATCCGCTAACCAGAAAAAGATACTGGCAGACTGCCTGAGGGCACTTCTGCCAAGAACGGAGGTGCCTACATGGCAATAAAAACTATGCGATCAGGCGGAGGAATGTCATCGTTTTTGAACGTAAATGGAGTAGATTTTCCATGCCCGAGAGTTGGATTCTCATATATTATCAGTACCACGGTAAATTCTGGACGAAATGCCAACAATGCAGTTATTGGACAGCGAGTAGGAAGAGACATTTTTAAGCTGAACAATCTGGAATGGGCAATGCTGGATGCAGAAACATGGCAAAGAATGTTAAAGGCAGTAGAACCGTTTTATGTGCCGGTAACTTTTGAGGACTACCGGACAGGAAAGCCGATCACCGTTACAATGTATCCTGGAGACAGAACCGGTGTTCCATTATTTGCAGACCAAGATTCTCACATTGTTACAAAGTATGAGAATTGTAAATTTAATCTTATTGATGCAGGCCTGGAGTGATTAACATGCAAAATGTAAGTAAAGAATACAAAGACGCAATGAAGAAGCCATTTAGGAACCGAGGATATATATCTGCCAGAATTGGAATTGTCAGTTCAATTGCTACAGAAAATATAATTGCGGATGATAAAAATAATGTTTTTGCTTATTTCGCAAACAATACTGCTCCTTTCAAAGATAATACTGTAAAGAAGATATATGCAACTATGGAGCAAGATTTTTCTAAAGTTGATGGGACAATGTATTTTTTGCCAGAAGAATATTCTGATTATGATTTTTATAACAACGGAATGGTAACTTCTGGGCTTCTGGAATCAATATATATTTCTTTTGTTGGGAACTTTGCTGATATCAAAGGACTCACGATTGATTTCGGAGAATGTCACCCGACATCTTTTACAATACAGTCGGATAACGGAACAAAAACCTATGAAAATTCTGGAAAAATATTTGTTACCGAGGACACATTCGATGCGGTAACGTTCCTGCGGATAACACCGGTAGCCATGGTTAATGGGCAGGGAAGAATGCGGATTTTACAGTTTACCTGCGGAATTTCCAATACTTTCTCAAATAACGAGGTCAAATCTTTTTCTTATAAAGATTTTGTATCTCCGATTTGTGAATCTGTACCAAGCCAAGACATGACCCTTGTCGTGGATAACCAGAACCTATATTACAGTCCTGAAAATTCAGAATCAGCTATTGCATATCTCGAACAAGGGCAGGAAATGAAAGTCACGTTTGGATACGATGTAACTGGAAAAGGTGATATTGAATGGGTTCCAGAAATTACTACATACCTTAAGTCATGGAGCGCAAACGATGTACAAGCAGAATTTACCATGGTTGATGTGTTTTACTGGAAGTTAAATACCATTTATTACAATGGTTTATATCGGAACAGCGGAATATCTTTATATGACTTGGCTGTTGATGTTTTCACAGATGCCGGAATGAAGGATGAGGAATACTATATAGACGAATATTTGAAAAGCGTAATCGTATACAATCCTGTTCCGGCAGTAAAGCATTCTGAAGCATTACAGATTATATCTAATGCCGGACGTTGTGTTTTAAGCGTGGATCGGAAAGGACGAATTAACATCAAATCATCTTTTGTCCCTGATATGACAGCAGAAACGAACGGAGAAACCGAGTTTAGCAGGTCTCAAAACATACTTAGTTACAGTCAAAAAGAAGCATATGCAATGGGAAGTAATGATTTTTCTTCTGTAAACGGGACTGTAAAATTTGTACCGGAAAACGGCCAATATATTGATAATATAGGATATGTAAGTAGAGAATTGGCTGATGAAAATGGTAATTTTCAAAACAATCCGAAAATCACGATCACATTAGAATCAGGATATATCTGCTACGGAATGATGATTTATTTTAGGAATGTTGCTCCGGCAGAATACTCAGTAAAAACTTCTTACTTGGGAACCACTGTATTAGAATACACCGTGTCAAATCCAGAATTACAACAAGGATACCTTGGACAATTAGACCGATTCGACAAAGTAGAAATTGAGTTTACGAAAGGGCATCCAAATGCCAGAGTAACGATAGACAATATTATATTTGGAGATTCAACGGATTACGTTTTATCCAGAGACTTTAATCTTTCTACTTCTCCAAGAGAAACACGGCAAGAAAGAATAAAATCTATATCCGTAGAAAGAACGATTTACAAAGAAAATCCAGAAGCCATAAAAGAGCTTACATCGGAAGAGGTGCTTTTAGAATCAGCAACGCAGGAGTATACAGTATATCTTGCAAAAGCTTCTTACGGATTCTCAGTATCCACGGAATCTGCTAATACAACATTGTCAATCATTGATAGCAGCAGCTATTTTGTAAAAGTAAATATTGTCGGAACCGTAGGAGAAAAAGTGAGGATTTCTGTAAGCGGGCAGGAATATTGGCAAGATACGCAAACCTATTCAAAAATTCACAATCAGACAGGAACCGAAAAAACATGGAAAAATCCTCTGGTAAGCTCATTGGAAATGGCTGTGGACATTGAAAAATGGTTGTCTACATACTATTTAGGTGATGTGGAATATGAAATATCATGGAACGGAGATCCGAGGACTGATGCAAACGATCTTTTCTTTTTAGAGCTAAAAAACAGAGAAAATACAATGGTGCGTGCTTATCAGAATGAATTAAAATTTTCTGCTGCATGGAGCGGATCATTGAAAGCAAGAAAGGCGGTGCTGTGATATGGCGTGTATTCAACCAAAAACGAACTGGACGGTCAGCGACAGATTTAATATATCTGATTACAACCGCATAAAAGGAAACCTGGATTTTCTGAAAGATAAATCGGAAACTCTTTATATGTCTTTTGACACACGAGACATGGGCCCAGAAAAAACCTATGTAGATTATATCTACGCAAGCGAAATAAACAAATTTGAAGAAAATCTTGAGAAAATAAATCAAAATATTTTTACTCAAGATTTTGGTGACAGACAGACATTCGTACCAAATGGTGTATTTATTACATACGATGAATTGAACAGAATCGAGTCAGCAATACTAAACATGTACAATTTATTAGACAGACAAAAAGCCGGACTTATAAGATTGGCTTTTAGATTTGGAAATATGAAAGGAGTTCAAGTATAATGGCATTAAAAACAAATTTTACAGATGATATTTTAGCAGAATCTATGAACGGAAAACGGCAGTATAATGTTACCGAAAACAGCAACGGAACAAAATCTCTGGAAGATGTTACTAATTATCAATCTGTTGGAAGCACTTTCTCTGCAAAGGACATGAATGAAACCAATGCTGCTGTTAATCAGGCATACGATGACATGGGAGATGAATTTAATCCAAAAGTTGATTATGCTGTTGGTGATTATACTATTCGCAATAACAAAGTATGGAAATTCACCACTGCCCATCCAGCCGGTGCATGGGATGAAAGCCACGTAAAGGCAACTAAAATTCTTTCAGAAGCTCGTGAACTAACTGAGAAGATCCTAGCTGAAACTGTTGATTTTGGCGTCGTACAAATCAATGCTGGATCTACTACTGGATTGGCAATACCCAAAAAAGACGGATATACCATTGCATCTGCTACACCGTACTCCAATAGTGGATCTGAATCTACTCAAACAAATGTAATTACATTTGTCAATGCAGTAAGTGGCGCAAAAAAGGCATTTTACAAAAATACATCATCATCAGCTATTAGTAATAGGTTGATGGTTGATGTTATTTATGTAAAAGTATAGCACAACGGGTGTAGAAATTTTTGCTATCTATGATGGAGATAAAACATATATCGGGAATCGAGCACCGGCTGAATGGACTTCACTTTTAATTGTTTTTAATATTGACGCACAGATTATTCGATAGAACTTACCTATAACATAATTCCAACGTTGCTTTAGCAATAACATCTGTAATTCCGTCTGAAGCACCGTACAACATTGCTCTGCTGTAGATACAGACACACGATAGCTCACAGAGGAATTTCCAATGTAATAAGTCTTTTCACTCGATCCAATGACAGAATATGGAATATGTAGTGTGGCGCGTTTATTATTATAATTTTCCTCTAGTAATATTTCATTACATACAGGAGTAACTATCGTGTTCTGTCCAGTGACAGCAGGAAGTTTTTCCCATTTTAAGTTCTCAAAGGTATCTTATTGATAAAGAAATAAGTAGTCCCACTTGTCTGACTTGCACATGTTATAACGCTACCTTTCTTGATAGGATAAACACAAAGAGCTCTGTTGTACGCCGGAGCACATAACATTACCAATGCTTCATAATCATCAATTTTTATGTTGGAAAGTGTGGCACTAGCATTTCCGGATCCAGCCATACCGAGTTGATAATATGCATCTTCCATCACAGTATATGGTGCTCCATTTAATGTTGGCTGCAATACTACTTCAGAATTTGCATAATCAGGAAACAACTTCTCATTTAGTTCACCAACCAGGGCGGCGCAAACCTCCCTGTGCAACTACATTGAGCAACGAAACAAGCAAAAAATTTTTCAAGCAGGGCTTTGACCTAACAAAAAAATAAAGGGCAGATTTCTCTGCCCTTAAATTGTCACTTTCCAACAAATGTAATTTTATCGCTCTGCCATAAGTTAATATCGTATTCAAGTTCAACGCTCTCGGCATCTTCTGGAACTTCAAAATATACAGATCCTTCTGATTCTCTCCCAGAGGACAGTTTTCCATCAAGTCCATTATCATCAACAATCCATGTTTGATCTACTTTTGAATTGTCTGCATAACATTCCCAATCAATCATAGTTGAAATTGCTTGGTCTGTATCTGAAATATTTTCAAACTTAAATGTAAACTGAAAGTATACATATCCATCTTTTGGCTGCAAAAATTCATTTCCGTTTGTATACTCCCCTGCGGACTCATAAGTAATTCTAAAATTATCTGTTTCAACTACATCACCAACATTGAAAGTATTGTCAATTGATTGCGTACCAATTTCTGATAATTCAGATCCCACTTCTCCAACTTTTTCAGGATTTTTGTCTTTACTCATTGAAGAAGCAAATGTATCAATAAAAATAAGTGCAAATGCAACTATTAAAATTACTCCTAAACATCCTATACCGCCCTGCTTGTGCTTGCAATTAGGGCACACTTTTGCTTTTTTGGAGATTTCTGTCTGGCAATACTTACATACTTTGGTTTCGTTGTTTTCTTTCATTAACTTTTCCTCCAATAAAAATATATCCAGATTATACCACGAAAAATGACAAAATAAAAGAGGCGGTAGGTTTTACCCCACCGCCTTAGTTTTACGTGAAACTGAAACCATTCCTTGCTTCTCTTTCGGTGATTGCTTTTACAAGCTCTCTACCGTCCACCGTGAAAGATGTATCTTTTTCCGCAATTTCTCTGTTGCTGTCTGCAATATCTGACAGATACGGAGCCAGGGCCTCTGCAACTGCTGCTTTTACTCCTTCACGGATTCCTGCAACAATCTGCTCATTGTTTGCAACCGCTGTTTTTCCGTTAGAGAACTGACCAACCATTTCATTATGGTTCGCAAAAAACAGACCGTCCTCAGGGAATCCCCCAACTTCATATTTTGGAATGTTGACTTTTGAGATTGTAGCAACATTCACATGAGGAAGTTTTGAAACACCAAGCTCACCAGCAACAGAATTATAATCGCTTATAAGACTGTTCATTGCATTCTTGATTCGAGAAAGACCGGCGTTAAATACATCTATCATACCATTCATAACAGATCCTATCATCTGAACGATTCCCTTAAATCCATAATACAATCCGTTCTTCATGTTATTTCCAAGTGCAGTCCATTTTGCGACTGCAAACCACGGAGTAACATTCGCATTCCACCATGCGTTCAAGCTGCTATTCCAAAATGTGCGGAACTCCAACCATTTATATTGAAAACCACGGATTATATTATTAAAAATATTTGCCCATACCTCAGGAGCTAATACTGCTTCAATGTTAGATATCCACTCATTAATGGAGTTCATGGTTGTCTGAATATTTTCGATAATTCCATTGTTAAATCCGGCTATCGTATATCCGCCTATTTCAGCCATGACGCGGCTTGGGCTATGGATATCAAGACCATCCGTAAAGACGGTTGTTATGCCAGAAACAAAATCCGAAATTCCTGTTTTGACTGTATCCCAGGTATTTTTCATGCCATCCCAAAGACCATTTATAGCATTTTTCCCAATGTCAAACAAATTATCTTTAAGATTTTTGAATGCATCTATAATTCCATTTGCTATTTCTGGAACTTTTTCAGTTACAAATAAAACAGCATTGTTCTTCCATTCAGAAAATTTTTTCATAACATTATCAAATGCTTCTTTAATGTTTTTGGGCAAATCTTCTCTAAAATAAATTGATATGCTGTTTATAATTTCTGGAACTTTTTCGTTCAGATAAGCTATTGATCTGCTTGCAAAATTCTCCAATGTTCCAATAAATTCATCTATTGTATTGCTTAAGCCTTCAATTATTCCGAGAACAATATATCTTCCTATTGGCTTCATTGTCTCTGCTGGGCTATGAATACCAAACACATTACATAAAGCATCCCATACACATGTGAATAAATCTGCTATAGGCTCAACAACAAAATCAAGCACTCCTGCTATTCCGTCAATGATACCAAGAACAATATTTATACCACCTTTTGCAAAATTTTCTCTTGCAGAATCGAACATCGAAGATGTCAAATCAAAATTAAAAATTTTGTCAAAAATAATTTTGAGGATACCTTGCCCGTCAATTTCTATTGCAGATATAGCACCAGTAATTGCTCCAATAATTGCTCCTGCAATTGTGCCTACTCCAGGAAACCATGATCCACCAACAGCTCCAGCAACCAAGCCGGCTCCAATTCTACTTAAAGCTCTATTTGCCCAGTCTGGAATTAAGTTTTTGATGCATTCTCCAATAGTATCTAATATGCTAGTAGCCACAACATCAAATGCAGGTGTCCCAGGAAGAGCAAAACTTATTTTTTTAAGGCTGACTAATACCTTTGTGAGTGTAATGCCTCCAGTAAAAATATTTAGCAAAGTCGTGCCTGCGGTTTTAAGAATTTGCGTTTTGTTTTTCCAAGTCAATGAGAGTAAAGCAACTTCAACAATAGCAGATGCATCCAGATTAAAAACTACGTTTCCAACACCTTCAAATACTTTGTCCCAATCTATATTTGTAATAGATTCGCTTGCAACTTTTAGTATTCCATTTGCCCAAGTATTCAAGGTTTCTGCCAATGCTGCAAAGTCAAAAGTAGCAAAAAAGTTATTGATTCCATCAGCTATGTTGTATCCAAACTGTTCAAAATTAAATTCTTTGCCAAATGACAGTGCTGCATAAACTACCGTATTTAATGCGCTCGCAATGGTTTTTCCAACTTCTCCAAACAGAGTAATTCCGTTAGATCCAGCAAAAAGTCCATTAAGAAACTCTGCAAGACCAGTACCAAAGTTTCTTGCTTTCTCATATACACTATCCCAGTCAATACTTTCCATTGCACCGATAAGTGCATCACGGATATACTCGCCCAACTGATACAGGTCTTTGATATTACTTTCAAAATCTTTCCAGATAGTGTCTGTCTTAACCAGACCACCAGAGCCAGCACCGCCACCTGCGCCACCTGCACCGGAACCAGAACCGCCGGAACCGGAATTTGAATCATCCGGGTTAAGTACATTTAATTCGTCAATAGCCAGAAGATTTGTTTTCATCTTCTTTGTATTGTCAGCTGCTTTACCGGTACTGTCTGCCAGATCATCAGCTGAACTTGCCGCATCTGACCAGTCCTCAGCTACACCACCGCCAGACACTTCAAATTTCCAACCGAAGATTGCACCAAGGGCATTTGTTACCGTTGTTGCAAAGCTGATTACCTTCTGCATAACAAAATTCAGAGTCCGTAAAAACGGTTTGAATGCGTTAATCAGCGCACCACCAATAATGCCGCCTAACTGCTGGAAGTTCTGTTTTAAAATTCGTACTTGGTTCGCCCATGTATCGGCTGTCCTGGCGAAGTCCCCTTGCGCTGCCGTGGTATTTGCTAATACGTACTGATATCGCAGCATTGCCTTTTCTGCCTGCGTCATGGACTTAATATCAGCATCCATGCCGTTCTTCATTGCCCACTCTTTCAGAGTGGCCTGCGTCAGATCAAGTCCATATTTACGTAGCGGAACTACCATTCCGGTGAATACAGATTGCAGGTCTTTGGCAACATCTGCCTGATCTTTGTCGTAAAAAGATGCCATATCCGCAGTCAGTTTAGTAAGATTCAAAGACACATCGGACATAGAATCTGACAATCCAATATATCCGTCTGTGGCACCATTTAAGAACCTGTTTGCGTTCTCAATCTGTTTGCCGCCGACATCCATAGCAGTTCCCATAGCCTGGAATGTACTGGCATACTGCTTAACGGAAAGTTCGGACATACCGAACTGCTGAATGGAGTTCTGCACAAAGTCATTAACCTTGTACTCCATATTTCCGAACGTGGTACGGACAACGTTCTCAACCTCTGTTAAATCGGATGAGATATCAATAGCATCCCGGAAAAGTCCAAGTCCTCTAATGACCATCCAGTAAGTTGCGTAAAACTTACCGATAGCACCTGCCAAAGAAAATGCACTCTTCCTTGCGTTACCGGCAGATTTTGAGAATGAGAAAAGACTTGTTCCCAGTGATCTTGCCGCAGTACCACTAGATGCTCCTGTACGTGCCAGATTAGCCAGTGCCGTAGTCATTTGGATAATGTTCTGGCTGATGTATGGTGCTTTTGAGAGCGTCTCAAACAGGTATTTAAGGTTGTTTGCAAGCAAAGGTATATTATTTACCGCTCTCCCACTTGCAACGCTTCCTAACCTTCCTATGGACGTTACAAGGTCGGTCAGATTCTTGTTGTCAAACGACATAGAGCCAATCTGGTTCATCTGCCGGACAAAATTCTGTAATTGAGCAGAAATACTCGGAAGATTTGCCGTTGCCTGCGTTGCGGTCTTTCCTCCCAGCTTCGCAATAGCTTTAATTGTGTTTGTCAGTCCAGTAGGGTCAAATGTAAATGTTCCTACGCTGTTCATGCCCTGTACAAATTGAGCAAGCTGATCTTTTATGAGCACAAGGTTCTGTGCTCCCTGTGTAGCGTTCTTGCCTCCCAATTTTGACAATGAATTAGCAACATTCACTATTCCGGTTATATCGGTGTTAAAACCGCCAGAAACGCTGTTTTTGAGCTGTGTCATAGAACCCGCTACTCTGGAAATCTGAGCAGAATCCACACCTGCTACTTTACCCATAGCAGTTGCCAGTGTTGTTATATTTCTGGAATTGAGATTCTGTGACGCTCTGGTAATGCTATTAAGTCCAATAGCAACACCAGACATCTTGCCAACGTTGATGCTCAGGCTTGATGCCAGTTTCACCATGCTTTGAGCAAGTGCATCCAGCTTATCAGAAGCAGTTTTCGCATCCGCTTCAATCTTGATCTGAAGATCATCAATCGTGGTTGCTGCCATTTATTTCACCTCCACCATTAGTTTTTAGATGGTTAGCGAACACCTAAAACGGTGTCCGGTTGCTCGTTATAAGCAAAAAAGGGCAGTAAGCTTTGACACCTACTGCCCCATAAAATCAGACTAAAATTATGCCTGCACGATTGCCGCATCAAAACCGGCCTTTTTCAGTTTGTCTTCCATTGCCTGCGCATTTTCCTTTACCCCGTATGCGCCTACCTGCACCCGATAAAGAGATTTCGGATTGCCAGTGTTAGTTTCTTCACCTGCATCTGCCTTTGCGGTTTCAGAGGTCGCAGAGACCTTCTCGCCGGTGATTCCGTAAACGATAGCGGATGCCATCTCATAGTAATTGTAGAGCTTCACGTCGTCCTTATCGTCCACAAAGCAACACTCAACCAGCATTGCCGGTGCTTTGGTATTTTTTAGGACATACAGACTGGAATTTACCTTTACACCACGATTCCGGAAACCTAATCTTGCAATAGCAGCACAGACTTTTTCAGCATAGACTTTTGCTTTGCTGGACGCAGAGTAAACCAGTACCTCGACTCCGGTTGTCTTGGCGTTACCTGATTTATCATTCGCACCGGAGTTGAAGTGGATGGATACATCCAGATCAACTTCATGCAGTCTGCATTTCTGCACAATTTTCCGTAATACGTCTTTCTGTCCCGTGCCATTATCCACGGTACAGTCATAGACCGTATGTCCCAGCTGCCGGAGCTGATTGATAACCTCATCCTTTACTCTCCTGGCCTCGGTTGACTCATTGATAAGTCCTACAGCTCCGCAAGCTACTTTTCCTGCCGGGTTATGTCCGGCATGTACGTTAATTCTCATAATAATATTTCCTCCTAATCAGGACTTTCTGGTAAACCTTGCTGCCGGAGAAGATTGATTCGCTGCTTCATTTCATACACAGCACATTCCTCTTTTGACTCGGTGTTACCAGAAGTATTTTCTTTTTCGTCTTGAAGCATCGGTTTTTCAATGTATTTGGACTTCGGATGTTTTGAAAAATTATGTTCAATGGCTGTAGACACGGCAGACAAGCCGTAATTTCCTAACCATGCCCACATCTGTGCATCTTTCCTACGTTCCTGGATTGCATAGCCTTTCAGGCAATATCCAAGCTTCGTGGGATTAAGATGCTTGAACTCCTCTATTGAAATTCCGATGGAAAAAGCCACCGGGAAGTATTCTTCCCAGATTATTTTGTGCCAGTTGATTTCTGCTTGTGATCCTGCGGCACTTTTCTCTGCTTCTGATTCTCTGCCATCTGGTTCAGCATTTTGGTGATTCCTGACAGCTCGAAAAAACCGTCCTCCTCCATGCATTTACGCAGGTCTTCATACAGGTCTGCATAGCCGATTTTATTCTCTTTCATATATGATTTCATCAGAGCTTTTGCTTCTGTCTCTGATACTGGGTTATTCTCCATAAGACCGACAAAAAATCCAGTACGGCAGATGTGCGGAATATCAGATACCATGTTGATTGTTCCGTTAATCATGTCTTTGGGTGTCGGGTTTTCCATGTCAGCTGCATCTTCCAGAAGTGCTGCACCGGAGACAATGCGGAACATCATAGACACAAAGTCTTTTCTTTCTGCCGCTTCAAAGCTAAACTCTAATTTGTAGTCATTTCCATTAACTGTAATCTCTTTCATTTCTTTTCCCTTTCCATGAATCTGTTATAGGAAAGGGGGCAGTCCGTAGACCGCCCCACATTTCACATTTACCACATATCAACTTCCGACTCAGCCGTTTCGTCATCGTAGCCAGTCACCACGGCTTTTCTGCTTTTAGCGGACTGGCTTATGATTTTTTTGTCAGGGTAATAGCAGTCGGATAACCGTTCTCATCCTCTGTTACCGCAACATCATAGTCATCCTCAATCCACTTCGGGACGGTCTGTACGGAAACCGTAGCAGTACCGGTCAGATGATCGTCAGAAGCCTCACCGGGAGCAAAAGCCTCCTGCCCAATGAATCCGCAAATACCTTCAGAACCTTTTCCGTCAGTACCGTACAGGATAATGAAGTCGAGCTTCTTGCCCTCATTCTGAACCATCTCATCTTTGTACTTTTTCTCAAAAGCACCTTCAACTTCCATGGAACCAGCAGAACGTCTTCCCATCTCCTGAGTCTCAACAAGGTCTTCCAGAGTGGAAGTGTCAACCATGTTCTGGGATCCGAACGGGGACGGGATTGATTTTGCTCTGATAAGCAGCTTGTAGGTTCCTGCCCAGTAAGCACCTGCTACCGCGCTGGAACTCGGTTCCTTATAAGCAATTCTACTTTTTAAGCCTGTTGCCATAATTCTTACCTCCTAAAAATAAGTAAAAAAATAAGAGCATTGCTGCTCTTTATAATCTGTCGTTCCAATCGAATGTTCGTCTTGCCCGGAAGGTAGCTTCCCACAGCTTATCTTCTTTTCGACAATAAGGCATTCCGATTAACTGAAACGATAAATCCTTATAACGCTTTGCCACTTCGCTTGCTATGCTCATGGCTTCACTTCTGCTTTTGTTTGCAGTTACTGTGATTTGTGCACTAAACAGCACGCTATTGATCTGCGTTTCCAGATCTGGATTCCGTTCTACCGGCTCTAATGCCTGTATAAGAATCGTTGGGAATGTAGGTGTGGTGCTCGACTGCTCATCACGGGTGATAAGTGCTTTTGGGTACTTCTCATGAAGTTGAGCATAGATTTTTGAAAACACATTGGTTTCAATATCAAATGCCCATTGATTACCACTAGCCATTGCCGAACACCTCCTTTGCAATCTCTGAAATTTCCAGTATCAGTTCCAGATCGGTCTCGTACATGAACGGTCTGGACGGCATTCCTTTTGTCCAGTGCCACTCTCCGTCTCTGTAGTAAAACCAGCCGGATTCCCCATGCTCATTAACATCATATTTCCAACCTGATACAGATGCATTCTGGTGAGGATTATGCAAACCGGTAATACCAGTACCAAACTCAACATATTTCGCCCACGGACAATCCGTGTAGACGATGTAGGTACTACCATACTTCAAAACCATTCCGGGAGTCTTCTGTATGCTCGCCCACAGTTCACCAGTATAAACTGCGTTGTGACTTTGGATTTTCATTTGAGCAATTTCTACACCACGTTCTGCCAGACGCTCCGCAAACGTCCGGCACTTTGCAATGATTTCTTTTTTGTACTTCAAAATCTCTTTTGATGCATCCCTGAATGATTTCTCCGACAATGATACTGAAATGGTTTTTGACATATTACTTCACAACTTTCTGGAGTAAAAACAGATCAACAGTCAGGCCCTCATCAGCAACTCCCTTAACCTCATAATCAGCTGTTGTGCTGTCCACGAGTCCAGAATCATCATAACCGACTTCCGACTTCTTCCATACCACATCACCGGCTTTCAAAGGAAGGTATCCTTTATCGGTAACGATCTGTACATAAGTGCTACTGTCGTCAACTCCAAACTCTTTTACCAGAACTTCACTCAACTTATTACTGATATTGGCATAGAACTCTTTTGGTTCTGAAAAACCAACTTTTTCATCTGCAATCAAAGGGATTTTGTTACCGTCACCATCCACGTAGTATTTGATGTTTCCATCCTCATCTTTCTCATAGATGGTGACTTTTTGACCGTGCTGCGAATACTTCATCAACTGCTTATTGATGTCAAGCATCTTTCTTTACCTGTTTGTAGACCTGATTTACTCCGGTGCTGGCCAGACCGCTCACAATTCCAACTGCAATTGCTGTCATAATGTCACTTGCCGGAAACTCCGGCATAACATACATTCCAATTGCACCAAGGATTCCGCCGGACACTCCGACGATAACCGGAATAAGATTATCTTTAATGCTCGGAATAGTCTTAGCTCCCAATCCGATCAGATAGCAGATAACGATGATTGCTAAAGATGTTCCAATCTGTGTGATGTCCATAATCTATACCTCCTTATACTCATTAAGACGCTCTTCCAAGCCGTCCAATCTGTGATGCGCCGACTTTACACTTTCCTCAACCTTAACGATTCTTCCATCATGGGAATTGATCTCTTTCCTCATCTCGGAAATCTCGTTTTTGATTTCGGTTGTGTTATTCGATATTGCATCCAGTTTCATGTTAATGCGTGTATTTTCTTTTACACGTTCCTCAATATCCTTTGTGTCTGTCCGCTTATCACTTTTCAGACCCATAAAGACGGAAAAACTCAGTGATAACACGCTTATAATGATTGCTGCCGATACCTGTATCGTCACATCATATACCGCCTTCCTACTGTATTTTGCGTGATGCCCTCCACCACCTATAGCACGCCCCTGCTACCTTTTTCGTTGATCCGCGAAAATGGTAACGCTCAATCTACTAAAGCGCTTTTACAAACGGATATACACCGGCAAAAAGATTTTCACGGTCTTTCCATGTTCTGCTCACACCATTTTCTGTGTAAGCAGCCATGTAAGCCTCGCCTGCCTGTGACTTGTCATACACAGCAAGATTAACTATGACTCCCTCATAATTCTTCATATCACTGTCGATTTGTTCCTGCGTATAACTGCTCGGATACATCCGTCTGCTCGTTACTTCCTGCTGTGCCTGCTCAACCAACTGCTCAATTAGAGGATTGTCTTCTTTATGGTCAAACACAACAGAATCGTCCGCATCAATATGAAATTGTTTTAACCGGATTTTCACCTGCTCAACCATCGTGTATGCCATAAGGATAACCTCCTACAAATTGAGCATATTGATAAAATACTCTTTCAGAGCCGTACCGGTCATATCCTCATATCCCGGAACGTCATTCTCTGCCGCCAGAGCTTTCAGATCATCAACGCTCATTCTGTTAATCTCCGTTTTGGTATGTGCTTTCTCAAAAGGCAAAGAAGAGGCAGATTCCTCTACCTCTTCGATTTCTTCACCAGGAAGATACCATTTACCTTTGTATTTGACTTTATGATCGAAAACCATAAGTCCACCCCTTCCTAGTAACACTTGATAACGTAGGTGCTGTCCATTCTTTCATAAGACGGAAGAACGATCTCAGATGCAGTAGTTTTTGTGTGTACCGGGTCATTTGTAACGGTAACTGCTACTGCTACACCGGTATTTACGATGGACACATCTGCTTCTCCGCTTCCCATAAGGGTTCTTTCTTCTGGGGTGGTTCCGTACCAGGTATTACCAAGTGCGCCAGACGGAATAAGAGTTGCAAAACCATCCGGGTAGAATTTAGCTGCTGTTCCATCCTCTTTCTTATACTGTTTGGAGTACACGATGATACTGATTCCAAGCTCGCTGGAAAAGATCTCTTTTACACGATTGTCTGTCATAAATACATTGGCAGTAACGTTCTGAGCCAGAATTGCAGATTTGATCTTTGCATTCTGTTTCAGATAGTCCATGGTCTTTCTGGAAACAATCATGATAGAAGGTCTCTCACCAGTTTCTGCTTCTACGGCATCCAGTGCAACAGACACATCGTCCATCGGGTCAGAATTTGTAGTATCAGACCACTTGTCAGTGTCCGTTGTCAGGCTTGCAAAGTTCTTTGTCTTGTATGTTCCATCCGGGTCATAGTTGTAAGCATATGTTACTCCGTTTGCCTGAATAGAAATTTTCGGTGAACCATCAGCCGGAGCAAGCAGCTGCATAATCATTCTTTCCGGCACGACATTCGCACCGTCGATCAGGGTATTTGCATCATCGAAAATTCTGCTCAGAACATCTGCTGCATACGGGTCTGTACTGTCTTTAACACGCATGATCTCCTGTTCATCTGCTTCTTTAATAAGCATAGACTCACGGAAGAATGCCATTTCGGTTTCTGTAATTTTGAATCCCTCACGGCTTCTCAGAGTGGATACCGCATCAAAATTGGACGGAGCCAAAGAAACCGGAAGTCCCTTAGATGTCTTAATCCATTTCAGATCAAGACCCATTTTCTTTTTAGCCGGAAAGAGTCCAGCTCCAAGGTAAGCAATTTTGTTACTTGCTACTTCTGTCTGTACAAGTGCAATCGCTTTTGAATTATAAGCGTCTCTAATGTTCATTATTTCCTCACTTTCTACCGATAACTGTTTTCGGTCAGCGGCCGCAAATTTTTACGACCGGTTTTGCTTATTCAAATACAATCAGCGATAATGCTGTTTTGACTCCTGATGCAATCGTAATTCCAGCATTTGCATTTGCATTTGCTTCGTTTACACACGCGAATGCTTTTACGATGGTCCCGTTAGGGTTAGAATCATCCACATCATTAAGCAAAATACCTACGGCTGCCCCGTCAGAAGATGCTGCATTTACTTTTTTTCCAGTAGCGTCGATAGGGTTGCCTGCTTTGCAGACACCATTCGTGAATGCGGTAGAATCAAGAGTGATTTCCTCGAAAAGCTCCCCTCCGAGACGTCTTTTCAGAATTTCTTTCTGAGTTGTTACAGTTGACTCTGTAAATTTCATCTTTTTAACCTCCTATATAGCTGTTTACAATGGACTCAGCGGCTTTATTCGTTCCAGCAAGGTTTTTACCAATAGCTTCTGCTGTCTTTTCCGCTTCTGTCTTTCCTTTATCACCGCCAGCACCGCCGCCAGGAATATCCTGATTTTTCGCAATCTCCTGTTCTTTCGCCTGTGCTGCTGCGGTTTCTTTTTCGGACATAATCTTTCCAAGTTCTGCATAATCAAGACTTCCATCGTCTTTCACGATGGTTTTTGCCTGTTCAGCAGTAATTTTGAAATTGGTCATAGCTGCTTCTCTCTGATCTCTGATGGCATTAGACTTCTGCATGTCAGCAATAGTCTTATTTGCTGCTTCCAGAGCTTTGTTGGCTTTTTCAATTTCGGTCAACTGCCCAGCTTCCAGATCATCCAGTTTTTTCTGAAGATCATCTGCTTTTCCTGCTTTCTCCCTAAGAGCAGCAATGTCTGCATTTGCTTTCTGAGTTGCTTTTCCGTAATCAGCAATGATTTTTTCAATGTTTTCTTCGCTGATTCCCATAGCCACTAAATCTTCTCTTTTCATGATTACCTCCGATATGCTTTACGTTTTTTTACGGTGCAACGACACCGATAGCATTGTTGATTTTCACGCTCACAACTTTGCGAATTTTTATAAAATAAAAACAGCCGCCGATTACTCGGTGACTGCCTTATTTGTTGTGTTTGAATTATTTAATTTTGCTACAATCTCTTGTGCTTTGCGCTCCTGCTCTTCCACATCATCTATGGTTTTCCACAGATTATCCAGGTACGGTTTTGACAACATGAATGTCTTTTCTGCATCTCCCCACAGGCCAACGGTCTTAATAGCCACAATCGGGTGAATACCGCACTGTAAGAGCTGCAAGAGCGTCTGGGACTTGGTGTACATGTTATCCTGCGGACTGTGGTTGATCTGGACTTCAAAATCCCGGATAGACAATTTTAAATCGTTTCCGGATACCCGAAGAGTATTAAGAACAACTGTGGCAAGACGTTTTTCAGATGATTTTACAATTGGGTCTTTCAATTTTGCACGGGTTTTTGAGAAATCCCAGCCGTTACGTAATTCGACAGCTCCCTGCGTGTCTCCACCGGTATTACTCTGCTTAGTAGGAATTGCCAGAATGGATAATGCATTGTCCCAAAGATCATCTTTCGCCACCTGACATTGGGTCTGGTTGAGTTCCTGTGTCATAATATCCACATCGGATTTATTGTCCTTATTGATGGACTTGACGACGAGAGCATGGTTCATTTTCATTTTTGCAAACTGTTCTTCGTCTACATCACAGTTTACAAATTTAATCCATGACTGGACGAACTGTTCAATCCCGTCCATTCTGTTAGACTGCATATTGTTAATTGCATCCAACATAGAAATGACAAGTTCAATGTCCGAAATACGTTCGTGATTGTTCGGATACTCTACAATCGGGATTCCGCCATAGGTATGTAGTTTTGAGCTAACAACATTACTGTTGACAATTTTGAAAGACATTGTTTCAGAAAATGCCAGTTTGTAATATTTGCCGTCCTCATCCTTTAATTCCTGCACCGCAAGCATCGGTTCTTCCGTTGTACGATTGTAAATAATGAACGTATTCATCGGTGTAGGTGCCGTGATGCGGAATGGAATCTCACCTTCTTTTGACTGGATAGCTTTGAAAGATGTGCCCGTAGCGGACTGCCATTCACCGGACTTAATGTCTTTTTCCTGCTTATTGGCATCCGTCATAAAATCATTCAACTCATCAACAGCATTGTTGATCGCATCATCATCCTTCCTGCTGATAAACTGAACTGGCTCGCCGTAGGTCTGGCCTACTTTGAACTGGACAATCTCATACGCATGGTTCTCAAGGATTTTGTTTGTGATGTCCTCATTAGAAATCTTTGTCCGGTAAAGTACCGGCTGATCTCCTTTGTAGTACCGCCAAAGGTATCTTATTGCTGATTTATTGCCATAAAAAACACCAATGCACTGTCCAATTATCTTCACCACATTGTCATCTGTGATTCGTTCAGCGTCCGTATATGCAATTTTTCGTCCGTAATTCCCTTTTACAAGGTCTTGAAAATACATTGTGTTTCTTGCAAAATCCATGTTTTCACCTACATATAAGTAACCCCGGAAGAACAATTCCTCTGCGGGATATCTTTAATTTCTGTCTCTCCATTGTCTACGTAATAGACAACTCGTTTATTGCACTTCTTACATCTGCTGATCACCGGCATAGAAGAACGCCCGTCCCATGTAGCAACTTTCCGACCACACCAGGGACAATATATCGTTTTTGGTTTGTATTCCATGTTTTTTCCTCATTTCTGCAAAAGAAAAGAGCACTGCCGTTTCCAGCAATGCTCTCTCTTACCGATGGGAGAAAAGTTTCTTAAAACTTTACAATCATATTGTATACCACTTATTTTTTAAAGAAAATACACGTTTTTATGCTATTTTATGCGTTTTGGTGCAGTTAATCCCCCATGTACAGGTATCCAAACATTTTCTCAAACGTATCAATGGCATTATCGTAAATGAAAAAAGTCTGACGCTTTGATTTCTTAATTTCGACGCTAATTACCTTAAAATCTTTGTCCAGCACAAACCGCTTTGCAAGCACATCGTACATATCCGTATCCGGGATCTTCTCAATCTGCCGAACAATCTCCTCTCTTTTCCTGGAAAGAGTCCGCACTTCTGACTCCATATCAGCAATTTTAGGTGCTCCGCTGCCAACAATGTCTTTTGTGCCGGAAGTCTGCACACGTTCTCCGCAGGAGAATGACGACATCCCGTATATGCTCGCCCGTAGATTCTTGATTTCTTCAATTTTATTCGCAATCATGCGGTCATATCTTTTGATCTGGCCAAGGTAATTCTTTGTTTCCATTACATCCTCCTAAACGGGTTTACCGCTGCTTCTGCTTTTGCCGGTGTTCCTGTTCTCATTTCGTTTTCAAACAATGAAATAGAATCAGGCGCGTCATCATGCTTAACTTTTCCGCTTCTCGTCATGGTTGTAAGTTCTTTCATAAACTTGTAATACTGGCTTTGCCTATCCATTTTTTTAAAATCGCGAAAATAATAATCACGAATGATATTGTCCCTTGCGTTTTCCATTCTTGTTATCTTGTTCGCACAATTAAACTTGAACCTTGCACTGCATCTTCCGCCACGTTCTTTCACGATGTCCATTACATCTCTTCCGAAATATTCTCCAGCACTATTGCTTTCAAATGTGACCGTTTTAACATTATGCTTAATGAGCATATTTGCACATTCCGGTTTTGTGAACTGTGTTCCAGCATTATCAAATACTACATCCACAACATATACTTCATTTCCATATATGTATCCAACCGGCATAGAACAGCTATCATCCCCTTTGTCTGCGCTATCACATGCCGCCATTATTGCATCTGGTTCTCTATCCACTGGAAGTTCTTCAAAATAATTCAACTCATTCTCTGCAAACATCCGTCCTTTTGCTTCAAATGGCTCCTGCTGGAACTCCGCAGCCCACGTTTCTTCCGATACCAATTTTCGCTCTTTTCTGTAATAATCAGTTGTGAATATCTTCCGCAATCCTTTTTTATCTTTACGATAGATTTCCCAGTTGCTTTCGTCCGTTATTGGGTCCAGGGCCGGAACCGCAATTTCTTTCCATCTCCAGCCAAGTTCATCAGCTTTGTTCTGCAATGCTGTAATAGGGTCATATAGGCTGTATTTTGTGCCCTGAATAATAATAGGTGTGCCCTCTAGCCTACGTCCCAGGACATCATCTGTAACCTTTTCACACAGGAACTCTAATCTGTCTCTATTTCTTGCCTCCTCGTGATTCTTTACGCAGTCATCAATATAGACAAGAACATTTGCTTCTGTACATCCTACGATTGCACCATCAATAGGTCTGCAAGTAAATGTCGGAAAGATATTTTTGCTTTTAAGGTCTATTGAAAGATTTTCCGCACTCTTATAACCATCTTTGCTGATTTTTGTTGCTTCAGGGAAAACGCTTAAAAATCTTTTGTATGTGCTTTCTGTCTCAAAGGCTTGTAAAAGGCCACCATAAAATCTTTTTACCAGTCCCTCTCCCTTTCCGACTCCAAAAACACTCCCGTCCGGATCTCTCCCACCCATCATCTGTGCCAGTTTTAATCCTCCGGTTGTTTTCCCGGTACGTTTTGGCTGTGAAACAGAAAGAAAATCTAGTTTTCCGTCATAAATTTCCTGATATGCTCCTACTACCGGTTTCAAGACTTCTCTTCTTGGAAAATAAAATCTCTTCCATGGATCTTTTTCATCTATTTCGATGTAATAGAAAAAACTATCGACCAAATAGGCAGATTCATACATTAAAACATCATAAAATTGTTGAAGCACTTTGTATGTCGTATCATGTTCGCTTGCATAAACCTCTAAATTTGCAATTCCTTTACCTGTATGTTCTTTAACAAATTGAGCTATAAGCCGTTTTGCCCTTTCTGATACTTTTAACCCATAATCAATATCATGTTCTGTTCTTAATGCTACAGCTACAGCTTGTATGTATGCGTCAATAACCTGTTCATCTATCCCTTTTCTCTCTATGTAATTTTCATATCCGTTTATCGTGGAAATCAGGCTTGAACTTGCCAATAGAAAAGCACCTCCACTTTCAAAAAGCAAAGGTGCTTGTAAGACCTCTGCCTATAATTTTTTTAGGTTAGCGGCTGAACCAATATTCAGTCGGTAATTCACTTTCATTTTTCAATAATCGTTATGGTGTCCTGAATGCCATAATAAATCAAGTACCGTTTTCCTTCTTCACTCTCAAATTTAATGTAATTGTCGGTATGATCGCTTTCTATATCAACTTTTCCTTGATAGTGAAAGATTTCCCGTCCATCCTCTGCGGTTATCGTAATCTCCCGTTCAATTCCGTTTGTCAGTTCAGACTTAAAGTCTTTCAGCCCTCTTATTCCACTGGCAGTTGACGTATTGTACCAATTCATTCCAAATGCCAACGCTCCAACAATTACCACAGTACCGATAATAGTTACAATTCCTGCCGTTTTGCTATCGCAGGCCGGAAAAAGAAGTATACCAACAGCAATTCCTGCTAATAATAAAACTCCTAAAACAATCCATTGTCCCAATGTAAACATTTTTATACCTCCACCAATTTACTCTTCTACAAGTTCATATGTCTTTGCGAAAATATCCGGTTTGCACGGATACAGTTCACCATGAACGCCACGGATGATAAAGTCTCCAACAGACACATGATGATCTCCCTCTAATGTCTTAATGTACAGCTCAGGACCATCATAATACATAACATTTTCTTTTAATGCTTTTGCTGACCAAGATGGAGCAAGCCATAAACCAAATTTATCTGTGAGTGTTCCATTGTACTGAAACGCTTCTACGACAACCGGCTTTTTTCTATACTTTGCCATTTTCCAATCCCTCCCAATGTTCGCATTAATCATCTAAATCTCTGAATCCACCGCAGTAATCAGAATCCGCATTGCAACATTCTCTGTCACGATTTATGTAATGCCTGCATGTTGAGCAATACCTTTTTTTCAATGCCTCTTCGACACCTCTTCTGAGTTCTTCCGGCATTGAATCATCTTTACTTATGCACGGCACTTTTGATGAATAGCCACCAGATATTCTTCCACAAATATGCTGTGAATTTGGCTCTTCTCCTAAAGTCGTACAATCAATCATTTCCTGATGGCTTTCCGGTATGCTTCGGCTCTCCAAATCTATCCACATGTCTTTTTCTATGCTTTCAATTACTTCTGCCATGCTCATTGCTCATAAACCTCTCAATATTCTGACCGCCACCTACTGTTTCCTGACTTATTCTACTGTGATGCAATCATATCTTTCAGAATTGATCGTGTTCTCCATTGCCTCAACCGGATTGTAACAAAGGTTCTGCAGAATCTGTTTGAACACGGTAACTGACTGTCCGCTTGCAAGCTGCACTCCCTTACGGTTATGGTCTGCATGGAATACATCGTGTCTACTGTTCACATTCCAGAAGATGATGTTCGGAATGACATAACCGGCTTTATGGAACTTATTTGCCATCTTGTCATAGAAAGACCACTCACGGTTTCCACAACAGTCAATTTCCATATCTGAGATAACAATGATTGCTTTCGGCATTTCCTCCTGCGGAATATTGTTCTTTTCAGCGATTGCAAGAACTTTCTCAAAAGCCGCTTTGAGGTCGGTGTTGTTATCCCAATGTGCTCTGTTCACATTATCAATCTTCTGTCTGAGTGTTTCCCCTCTAAGAATAACCGTCTCCGGTCTGTCAGAGAATGTCATAAACAGATTGTGATATGCACCGGCATTTCTCTCTGCAAAATAGATTGCAAGTCCGATTGACGTAGCCAAAGGTCTGCCGTACATAGAACCAGATACATCTGCCATTACAAGAACATTGGAACCCTCATCTACATAATCCGGCAGTGCTTTCCACTGTGCTTCAAGGACTTTGCTGTCCTCTCTGCCGTATTTCTCAACAATATCGTAAGGGAATAATGTGGACGCATTGATCTTTGCATCTCCCTTTTCTACCTTGGCGATAAATTCATTGAATCGTGCCTCGTCATGTTTCATAAAAGCCTTGCGGTAAATCATCATTGCACGGCTAGGAACTTCCGGGTATTTAATCTCATCCCATTTTCCAGCAGACATAAGGCTTTCTACAACACCGATCTGTTTTCTCATACTACGGACAATTCTCTTGAAATTGTAGACCGGATAACCAAGTTTCTGTGCGGTCATAACGCCAAGCCTGCGTGTCTCCTTACTGCTTGCATCCGCAGTCTTAATCCACTTTGCCAATAAGGATATTGCCTTGCCATCATTGAGGTTTTTCAAATCTTCCTCGAACTGTTTCTTCATGGCAGCCCACATATCATCCTCTAACGGAGTTTCGATCAGAGAATACATATCATCATATCTTCCGAACACTCCAATCAAATCAATGTTCGGTCTGAGTGCTTCTGGATGTTTCTCTGCCATGTATCGGATGATTGTTCTGAAAGCCTTTCTTTCTCCCAGTCCCTCACGAATATCTCTTGCGTAGAACGCAATCTTTGTGGCAAAAAGAGCATCCTGATTGTATGCCTCTGCGAACAGTGTTTCAATTCTGCCATCATCAGCTTCTCTCAGAGATCCGATTGTGCCGAACAAATCCAGTCTTGCGTCTCCTGTGGTATTCAAAGCCACAGCACCGTTCTCAGTTCTGGTAAATGAACCGTCTTTTCTCATTGCATCTGCGAATCTCATTGTTTCCTCTCTTTCCAGGACTCTCATTTGTGGAATCGACCACTTCACATTGTTTTGCAGACATTGTTTGAACCATTGTGATTGCTGTAGGAGTCCCATAATAAAATTGTTTGCAAGTTCATTCAGGACGCTATTGGTTTTTATGATTAACAGTCATATCCAAGAATTTGCTGTGAGCGTCCCATATAAAGTTTTATGCCTATCTGGCTAACTTTTTAAGTTCATGCCGTCTGTGCTGTCTCTGGCAAGCTTTATGGTACTTTTTCATATCCCTATACTCATTCTTTCGGTTTATAGGCAACCTCATTTCTTTACATGACGCTGTTTCAAACGGGAAAATATTGTCAATGGATTTTTCTGTTTTGAAAGATTGCTGTAAGCGTCACTTAATTGCCCCGACAGGACTTGAACCCGTATGCTCGATTGCTGTAAGGAACACAAGCGTTATCGCAGTCATATGCCCTCCGGTTTACCATAACCGGCAATCGGGGCATAGACGAGAGGCGAAATCGAACCCGGGACTCTCCGGATATAATCCGGAAGCTCTACCACTGAGCTATGTTCCAAAATTGCATATGTCAGCTCCATGACGTTTTAGGTGATATGCAAGCACCTGCCAGCCTTTACGTTGACGGCGAACTGAGACGATTGCGCCAAGGCACCACACTTTTGATACAATCGCCTGCTGCGATTCTTTTGTACAGGGAATGATGAAATCCACGGGTAACTACCGCAGCGAAACCCAAAACCCACCGAGCCGTGCGATGACTCTTTAATCAGCTTTCCGCTAGTGGGTCTTAAAGGAGAAGTCACATGAAAACCAATGACATCATGATCCGCTTTAGCTTTTGGTACGAATCTTGAATGGATTTGCCTTCCATAACCAGTTGAAACCTTGTCTTTGTATAGCGTAGGACAACATCAACGCTTAGCTGAGATAGCCGGATTTGAACCGGCGAATGCAGGAGTCAAAATCCTGTGCCTTAGCCACTTGGCGATACCCCATTATTTCTTTCGCTTGCCCTGATGCTCCAACTGGCAAACGATCATAGTAGCTACATTTTCTCGTTGCTGTCCAATTCCATGACCCTGCCGGAACAGTTCGCATTGTAGGACTTCCGAGCAGTTCTGGCATTCATCGTTGATTTCCTTGCTCCCGATCTTCATTCGCATTACCCTCTTCCAGCTCAATGTATTTTCGGATATACCATCCTGCTTTTTTCACGTCTTCCAGTCCGTTTTTCCCGCAGTGCCGGTAAAGATACTTGAATGCGTTGCAGATGCAGAAATTCTTAACAGCTTCAATTCCCTGCGTTTCCAGCATAACATCTATACACTCGAATTTTCCTGTCTCATAATGTGACGGGTGATTTACATTGTCTGCCATTATACATCCCCCTCTTCCCTGTGAAGTGATCTTTCCACCTCAAATCCATCCGGATACCGTGCTTTCAGTTTCTCAATGTTCATTTCCATTACCGCATCCATGCTGGTTCCAATAGCTTCACACGCTTCTGCAATCATCCACAGACAGTCACCAAGCTCTTTCATCATGTGTTGCTTATCAGCTTTATGGCCCTGGTATTTCTTTTGCAGGATTCCTGCTACTTCGCCAGCTTCACTGTTCAAACCAAATATTGCATGATAAAATCTGTCTGATTTATTCTCCGGCGGTATATTACATGTCCGCATTGCTAATTTCTGATATTCACTTCCGGTCATTGCTTACGCCTCTTTTCCTGCTTTGTAAATGTAGCATACAAAGTCCAGAAATTTAATTACTGCACATATTGCCAGCAGCACATAACACCATGTCGGTGACTGAAGCTGCAATAAAATCCAAACCATGACTGCTAATTCAAACATATCTGTTCCTCCATAGGGTCTTTTTGTTTTTTCGGAAATTTGGGGGACTTAGTAGGGCGATTTTTCCAGCCCCGTCATACCCCCTCCCCCGTGCTTTTCTGGTCCTTCAACATGTCGCAAAATAACTATTTGACGACATGTTATAAAAATACGCTAAATATTGTGTGTCTATGGCTCTTGCTATACTATATCTAGTTTGTTTCTGTGCTATTGTCGTTTTTTGTCCATCTCAGGCAGACAATCAGGTTCTTTCTGTCCCAACTGCGGCAGCTGTTCAGCCGTTAAGGCCTGTGATCTCTGGCGGTTGCTATCTGCTGTATATGGACTCGCCCAGCCATGCCGCCTGTTAAGTATCGCAATCACTCCCACGGGGTTAGCCTTGCCAGATGCAAGCTTATTTTCCAAGCTTTCCTCGTTGTATTTTTGCAACTTTTTGCAAATCTCCGAACCAGTCCGGCTTAGTTCTCGCTGATTATATCCCCAGTCGTAAATGGTGCTATCTGGAATACCCGTTAAATTGCTAAAACCTAATACACTTATTTCTTTCTCATATGTCATACATAGATATATATAATAATCGCATATATCATTTACCAGATTATAATTATATAAATTAAACGTGCTAGATGTTATGCATATATCATTTATCTTTTCCTTACTCCTGAAGTATTCCCGATTCTTAAATACGTGTCTATGTACATACATTAGCGCTGCATTCCAAACACTTTGACTTGCTTTTGTCAGATCCTCAATAGGTGGTTTCTGGTTTTCACAGAAGATCTGCAAATACATGTCAATGTCATTTTCAAATATTTCGGGATCCGCTTTGTAATCCTCCACTTTTTCCATGCTCTGCACCTCCTTCTGTGATTTCCGGGAAATAAAAAACGCCCGTAGAAAAGACCTGTTAAAGTCTGATCTACGAGCGTGCTGCACTTTGCTTATATTTCTGTCCGTCCTTGCTCTTACTTCCTCTCGCGTTGTTCGGCTCTTTTATCCCTCTACGGACTCCGGGAGAACCTGCGCGCCTCGGCTTAATTTATTTATAATAATATCCATAATCTTTCCATTTGTCAATACTGTTTTATTTATCTATCTGGCTTATATACTGCCCTATATATATTTATATATACTACTCTTACCTCAGAAGACCCATAGATCTATAGACGCATTATATATTATATATACTTATAGACTGTATAAAAGGTTTATATTATTCGCGCGAGGACTGCCGGTTTTTACACACAAAAAGCAGACCTAAAACGGATTTTGATCCGCTGGCCTGCTCTGGTTCTAGTCGCTATTTGGTTATCAATGTGCAGCTCATGTAATACGCCTATGAGTCTATCGGGGTGGCTTCTTCGGTGATTCAAGAATATCACTGCCAGGCAAAAAAGTAAATATGAATAGTTATTCATATTTTATGCATAATATATCAATATATCACATCTTTTATTACAAGCTGGACATTTAATAAATCTATAAACTTCTGTCCGGATCTCTCGACATATACACGCATTTTTTTAGCTGCATTTTCTGGGCTGTGAGAAAATATATATTTCTTCTTTTCCCAAGTTTCAGAAGTTTTTGCAGTTACTAGATATACATTCTTCAAACGTTCCATTTTTTCCTCCCTTTCCATTGTGTGGGGCGGTTGCCAGCCCCGGTGGTGTTATTCAAAAACCTTGTACTCGCTCAGGTCAAGCGGGTACTCGTCCGACTCTTCCGGATCCTCTTCCGGGTATTTCAAGTCCAGGTTGTCCCGCATCAGCTCCCAGGTTTCCAGGCTGATGTCACCGTCCCTTTTCATCTGGTCGATTTCCTCCAGCTCCTGCTGGTACTCGTTTTCGTATTTTCTCATTTTCCTTCTCCTTCTGCCCTCGTTCCTCCGGGGCGGGTTGCCTATTGCCTTTCGACAATATTATAATATCATTTTAGTGCTTAATTGTCAACACTTTTTAGTGCTTAATTTTATTTTTTCATTCTGTCCATTTTGTCAAGCTCTGTGAGAATCAATTCCCTAGCAAAAGAACTTGTTTTTAATCCGTATGAATTTATGCGGTCAATCGTTCCTTGCGGAAGAATTACGTTGATTCTATCTTTATTTTTCATGCATTTTTTCACCGCTTCACGGTTCTTTATTGCTTTTTCTTCTGCTGTCATTTCTGGCATTTGTTCAATCCTCCTGTTTCTGTTTTCCTTATTATAGATGCTATTTCTCTTAATTGTCAACACTTTTTTAGTGCTTAATAATTATGCACAAAAATCTTTTTATAGTTAGTGCTTAATTTTGTTTATTTTGTCAATTGTAATTAGTGCTTAATTTGATATAATAAAACCATCAAATAAAGAACCGGAAACACCGGAGGAGGAACATAAAATGAAAGAATTTAAAGAATTAGAAGAACTGCTGACAAGGGAATGCGAGAAATATGAAAACGATTGTACTACTTGCCCATATAGAAAAGAGTGCGAAGAGTACGAAAAATTATTTCCAGCATATAGTGAGGAGGTCTAAAAAATGGCAAATCTATATCAGACCAAAGACATCATAAAAGAGAACAAGGACGGCGATTTTCTCGCCATCTGCGAAAGTGGAAATCACTACGAATGTAAATTCGTCGCGGAATATAGGGCAATGTTTTTCGCTATCCCATCAACCGAAAAAATTATAGGATATGGAAAAATCATAGCAAAGAATTAGCCGAAACGCTCCGATCTGGAGCGTCAGCCGTGGGACAGCCTCCCGGCTCTGAAGATGGCAGGCTAGAAAGGAAAAATATGATTGAAAATAAAAATGAACTTATGTTAAAAATGTGCGCGTCCGAAAATGGCGGAATTGGCGTGGAAGTAGACGGAAAATTCTATTTTTATGAGCATTTCGAGGATGACACTTTAAGCCGCATTTATAGACATTTTGGAATGGATCACAATTTCACGTTCTATTCCATGAAATGGGCGCATGAGTCCAGAATAAAAGAGCTTATGGAGCTGAGAAATGAGCTTTTCATAGCTTGTGAGGCGGTAAGAGTAGAAAATATAACCATCTTGGCCGCTGCTTATATAGCACAGTGGAGCGGATGTACAAAAGAAGAAGCTTTCCGGCAGGTAAAAGGCTGTAAAGTGCATTATTCAAAAATCAGATAATCTAGCAATCGCGAGCGGCGCGGCTCCGGGGTTCGACTCCCCGGCTTGCTTTTACCCGGATAACTGGGAATTTTGAAAATATGGAGGAAATGAAAATGGGAAAAACAAATATTGATATGTGGTATGGAGACAAGCCGGAACAGGTGACAGGATTAGACATATATTTTAATGATTTAGGCGGATTTTATTCCGGCAATCTTCGCATTTTTGGAAAAATTGTTGGCGATTATTACGCCGACAGCGTGCAAGACATAGAAAAAGCATTTCCACACCTTGCGAAAGATATTGAAAACTGTTTGAATTAGCCGCCGCAGAGGATGCCCGCCGGATCACTACCGGCGGCGGTTTTATTAAATTGAAAAGGAGAAAAGGAAATGAAAGAAAATAACTATGTTTTGCACACCAAAAACGGCGCGCAGCTTGTGACAGAATCACAGGCAATCAACAACGCACTGGAGCAGGAAAAAAGCGGGATTTCTCCGCGTTATGCGTTTCGGGACTATAAAACAGGCGAAAACCTCACGCCGCCCGGCTGGCTTGTGTGGTCAACCTTTGCGGAGGGCTGCGGGGTTGTTTACCGTCGCCCAGATGGCAAAATGATAGTTACAACCAGTTTCCCTGGTGATTTTGTAGTTATTTAGGGTGGATCCTGTCCGCCCTTTTTCCGCTACCCGGATAACGTCCGGCGATAGACTCGCGATCTAATAGCGGCATAGCTGCGCATTACTGGCAGCCAAACAAAAAGCACTTGCCCCGGATCCCTGCGCCCGTCCGCAGATTTGGAGCAAGCCGGGCACCTGTCAACCCTTTCACCCTCTGCCGGAGTCAGGCAGCGCAAACGGGCGGCGATATCGTCCAGCAAAGCGCAGATCTAACACCCTATCAGCCGTGGGACGGGACGCGGACGGGTGGCGGGTCGTGCTATGCAAAATTTGGAGGATCTGGAAATGATTAGAAACAGAAGCCCGCCGGGCGTGTGCTGGTTGACGGTGCGCGCCGGTAGTGGTATATTAAAAATATATTCATAGCATTCTTTCTCACCGGTTCCGGTGTTAATGTTGCCGCATTGCACCGGGGGAAAGCTGGCGGACTGTTCAGCTCGACCTTCTCACCTTCCGTGACAAGGAAATTTCAAAAAAATTTTTGCAAAATTTCACCACTTTTTCACCGACCCTGTAACCGATTTTTTGATGAGAAAATGAGATATAGGGGGGTATTTTTTTGCCGTGGAAATTTTTGAAAAAGCAAAAAAATTTTTGCATTTTTATGCATATTTTCTGTTTAAGCTTCCCATCAAATCGTCCAGTAAATAGATCAAATCTGTTCCGTAAAGGCTTACCCAGTCTGCCAGATATTCTTCCTGCTCCATTGGCATATGTATGTTGAAAGAAAAGCAGAAACAATGGCAGAGCTCGTGTGCCGTCACACGGCGCAGAAATGCCCCTTTAAGCCTGTTTGACAAGTAAACCGTAGAAGTATTGGCATCTGTCACACCAACGCTTTGTGAGCCGTCAGAACGTGTCAGGAATGGACTTGTAACTGGAACAAATTCTATATTCCATTTTATTCCATTGATTTCAAACATAATTGCACCTCAAAAAGGGTGATGCAAAACCGCACCACCCTGCACTTTTACTGGATTTTCTGCATGATAACTTGTAGTTTTTGCTTAAGAAGAGCTTTTTCCTCTGATGATGCATCAGAAATCACTTCCGCGATGTCAGAACCGATCTCACGCATGTACTTTTCCAACTCTTTCATTTTGTGTTCCTTGTCTTCTGCCGTATTGCCACGGTGAAGTTCTTTGCTCTCGGTATAATTGCGTTTAGCCATATCATACCGGCTTTCCATGTGACTACCAGAGTCAGAACTCATCGACGGCTCTGTATAATACATTCTGCCAGAACCTCTGTCCATATCCCGGTACTGTTCCATGTTCCGGTACATTTCCGGTGTCATGTGGTAGTAAGGCGGCTCCTCATAGCCACGACGGTATGTTCCGCGTCCTTTCGGTGCAAATCTTCCATCTGCATACCGGTAATGATCGTAAAACTTCCGCCCATCTCCATAACGGTTAAGCATTTCCATTACATCTTCTGCATCAAATTCCTGCATGGCTTTTGTCAGCTCCCGATAGTACATAGCTTCTGCCAGATCTTTCATCATGTCTACGACCTGTCCCATCTCAGCAGTATCAATATTTTCGATTCCGGCATCAAACTGCTTCTCGGCACATTCAGCCAGCTTTTCAATCATGCAATACATTCTCTTAACATCCATAGCTTTTACGCCTCCCTCGTTACAACGATATTGGCATTGGCTACGTTAATAGCCTGCGTACTGGTGTTCTCTACTGCAATATTTACGCAGCAGCCGGCGGGCACATCTACATAGATTCCAGCGGACACGTTGTTATATTGCGATACTGCTGCCGGAGTGGAACGCATTTGAGATGAAAGAACCGGTTCTCCACTGATTGCGATTGCAAGAGAAATTTCACCTGCTGTTCCACCTGCCGGTACTGCGATATTTGCGGAAAATTCCACAAAATATCTTGCACGACACTGGTTAGTAAGTCCTCTTAAAGTGATGATTCCGGAACCTTCCCGGTGTTTGATGCAGTTTCCTGCTTTTACCGCTGTGTTTGAAAAAACCACATTCCCGTTCTGCGCTACTTCCTGAGCAGCTACAGTTACAAATTCAGCCATAATATTTACCTCCATAAATGATAAGGGCAGACTGTTAAGCCTGCCCTGTGTAATTCTGCTATGCAGACATAACCTGTTTGGTTAAGTTACAATTATTCTGTTGTCAGCATCCGCAGCCGGTGTTGCATCCGCAACCTGCATAACCATAAAGGTTAGATGCCGGATATGACGGAACTGGCGTTGGACGTACCGCATCAATGATCTGCTGTGTCTGAGCAGACATTGCAGTGGAAAGCAGTGCGCTCTGGCGATCCTGAGAAGCTGCCCGACGAAGATCATTATTCTCTGCCTGAAGAGCAGAGATTTTCTCCTGGCACAGATAGTCAAGGATTGCACGGGTTCCTGCATTCTGACTGTCGATGATGTCTCTGGTGTTGCTGTTCATTGTGTTCTGCAAAGCGCAGGTATTCTGTGCCATGTTGTAGTTTACACCCTGAATAGCTTCACGGGTTTCGCAGCAGCAATTTGCAAGCTGTGCCTGCAATGCATTGGTGTTCTGCATATTGGCAATGGTATCTGCATTGATTGCCTGCTGGATTCCAAATCCGGTCTGCATGATGTTTGTGTTGATTCCATTGAATCCGGTAAGCATACCGTTATTCACGGCATAAAAACCATCACACAATCCATTGGAAATTCCGTCAAGTTTGCTGATAACCGCCTGATTATCAAAACCACGCTGGATGTCTGCCTGGGTAGCTGCTGTTGCTACATAACCACCGCCGTTTCCTCCGCCAAATCCTCCCCAGCCGTTGTTACCCCAGCCAAAAAGAAGTGCGAATACGACGATGATCCAGAGCCATCCGCCGTCTCCCCATGCTCCACCGTTTCCGTAACCACCTGTGTTAGTAGGCATTACCGGCATCGTAAAAGGTGTGTTGTTGCCATTAAACATATTAGATTTACCTCCGTAAAATATATTCATAAAGAGATTCCCTAGGTTTTGTGCACAAACCTCTAATATGCCATCAAAGATTAAATTTGCTTTTTATCTGCTGCATTACTTCATCTGCATTCAGATTTTTTTCTTTACACAAGTTTCTTGCCATCTGCTCAATCCCCTGTGCATCCCCTTTTTGCATCATCTTTACTGCATTTTGTGCCATTGGATTGCTCATGATTTGGCTGTTACCCATAATATTTTGCATAAACTGCTGCGGATTTTGAAACATCTGCATTAAATTCATCGGATTCATTCAGATTCACCATCCTTTTTCACTGTGGCAGTTCTTCCTTTTGTTCCCGGTCTGGCTATTGACAGTTCCAACCGGTCAATCTTTTCGGAAAGCTCGTTGAAGCGTCTCTCAAATACCTCTGTGACGTTCTGTGCGAGTCCAGAAGCCATTTTATCTTCGCCAGCCTGTACTTCTTTGGGTGTATTTGGTTGAACCGGTTTATAGGTCAATGTGCGTATTGTTCCATCAGCACACCAGCTCTTAACATATATCTCCGACAAGTCTTGCTTTGGGAAGAAAGCTGCTGATCCATCCATCGGTACGCAATCAGCCGTCACGTTTTCGATTGCCTGCACGACCATTCCGTTAAGTCCCCTTGGCATCTGTTGCACCGGTGGAGTCTGTTGCTGAACCTGCTGTGCCGGAACTTCCGGCTGCTGAAATCTCGGCTGCATATACGGAAGATATGAATTTACACCGTATTGCTGCTGTCCATATGTCATCTGAGGGTACATGTTATTCTGATACGGTATCGGCATCTTCTTTTTCCTCCTCCAAAACTTCCTCTATTGCATGAATGACTTCTGATTGTGTCTGTAAATCAAGTCTCTGCAATTCTTTCCGGGCAAAAATCTTTTCTAAAATTTTATCTGAAAACATTCTTTTCTCCCTCCTTCTGTCTATATTCTGGCATAAAAAAAGAGAAGAAAATTTTCGTTTTCTTCTCATAATATTCTCATTTGCATAAGGCTTTTCTGTGTACCATCCATGTACCAATTTTACACTTTATGTACCAATTTATCAAAAATTATAAATAATTATAACGAGTTACGTAATCTATATAATGCCAAATTTCCTTGGAATATCAATATTTGTAGGATTTTGGCGAGTTATAATAATTTTCATCTCCTTTCAAAGCAAATTATTTTCAATAATTTTATTTTTAACTACTACCTTTGTTTTTTGTTGATTTTTAAACGTTTTTCAGAAATTAAAATATCAAATTGTACCAATTATGTACCAATTATACCACTTTTAGAGCT